GTATTACTTGGCAATTGAGGGACGGAGCAATCAAAGAAAGTCTTTATTTGTCTCGTGATCAACAGGTTCTGCTAGTGGACGATATCAACGACTCTGGTGAAACATTCTCACAAATACTCGAAGATATTGCAGATGCCAATGTTCTAGGTCCACGCCGTGTCAAACAAAATATAAAAACCGCAGCATTGTGGGAAAGGACGTCCAGTATATTTAATGTTGACTTCAAAGCTAAATCAATAGATACTAAAGACTGGATTATATTCCCGTGGGAACTGCCACCGGAGAAGGAGAAAAGATGAGCCACCCCGATTATAAGTCTGATCCTGTATTGGGTCAGAAAGTAAAAGACCATCTGGAAAGCATTGGTCTTGAAACACCAATGACCGATAAGGTAAATATGCCTGCTGAGCAAAAGATTGAGCTCATCAAAGGTCAGATGACTGAGGCACTAAAGGCGCTCGGTCTTGATCTTACTGACGACTCACTGATGGATACACCTAATCGTGTTGCTAAGATGTGGGTCAAAGAAATCTTTTGGGGATTGGATTACAGCCAGTTTCCTAAGTGTACTACGATTGAGAATAAGATGGGTAAGAACTCACCTGGCTCATTTGTGGTTGAACGTAATGTCAATGTCCAATCTAACTGTGAACACCATCTTGTTGTGATTGATGGTAAGGCCTGTGTTGCATACATTCCTAAGGCTAAGGTTCTTGGATTGTCTAAGTTGAATCGTATCGTAGAGTTCTTTGCAAAGCGCCCTCAAGTCCAAGAGAGACTGACTGAGCAGATTGCTGCAACGATCTCGTTTGTTACTGGTACACCTGATGTTGCTGTATATCTTGAAGCGGTGCACTATTGTGTAAAGAGTAGAGGGATTCAAGATACTGGATCAAGCACTTGTACACTAGCTGTCGAGGGTGTGTTTGCTGAGCAGTCATCTGAGATGCGTCGTGAGTTCCTCAACATTGCAAGAGGACTGTCTATCTTAAACTGAGAGTTGACCAATGAATAATTATTTGCTCAAGTGGAGTTGTAATGACAAGCAGGCTTACAAGACTGGTATATCCAAGTCACATAGTAGGTTATTGGAGGACCGTTTTGGGAAGAGTTCAAAATTTCATCACCCAGGCTACGATTTATTTAAGATTGAGGAACTTGCTTCTGTTTACTGCAGTAGTGAGTCTTACAGTCTTGCTCGAGCGGCAGCTTTTGGTATGGAGCATGCATTTAAAGCACTATGTCCAAAAGACTTTCAGCTAGAGGAGCATTTTGATTTACCGTCTGGTACACTAGATGGTATGGGAGGGATAACTGAGTTCTTCCTCCTTCCGGATTACCTCACCGAAGACCGATTGATAGAAATCTTTAATCGGGCTAATGATAATGTGTGGCAATTGAATAAGAAACTAAAGTCTTATCATGGCACGGTGAGTGCTGAGATGAACTTTTAACATGGAGAATTTGTTATGGCTATGAATAGCACGTGGATTTTTGTAACCTTCCAGAAGGAAGGAATACATCGGTGGCCCGATGCCGATAAGATGCCGGGAATTGAGTTTCTAGCTTATCCCCATCGTCATATGTTTCACTTCAATGTACAAGTGCAAGTATTTCATGATGATAGAGAGATTGAGTTCATTCTGTTTAAGCGTGAACTTGAAAAGTTATATGGTAATGGTACGATGGAAATAGATCACAAAAGTTGTGAGATGCTTGCTGAAGACTTAGCTAAATATATAGAACAACATTATCCTGGCCGTAAGATAAAGATCGAGGTCAGTGAAGATGGTGAGAATGGAGCTATATTATTGAGGAATCCTGATGTCCATTGATTTTTGTCATATCGTACCTACCCCACATTTACCCCTAGTTCATAGTCGTCCGGTACACCTAGCGCTTGCTCATTTAGTTGAGGAAGATGAAGGGTATGCTGATTTCTATCGTAATTGTAATGGGGAAGTCATTTTAGATAATAGTGCATTTGAAATGTACAAACGCTGTCAGCCAATGTATCCAACTGAAAAGCTAATTGATATGGCTTTGAAAGTTGGTGCTGATTATCTTGTATTATCTGACTATCCTAAAGAACCAGCAAAGAGGACAATGGATGCTGCTCTTGAAATGATACCACAATGTCGTGATGTTGGTATAGGTACATTCTTCTGTCCTCAAGCTGAGGCTGGAGACCTTGAAGGACTGATTGCATCCTATGGTTGGGCATTCCATCATCCTGGTATTGATTACGTAGCGTTTAGTATTCTTAACATCCCTATAGCATATGGTTGTGAGATGCATCAGGTGGGGACTGTCGATAGCTATAGAATGCAGAAGTTTTTATCAAGGTGGAAGTTCATGCGTGAGATCAATAAGAGGTTTGATCTCAAGAGTATCAAGCAGAAAGGTAAGAAGTTTCATTTCTTAGGAATGACCGAAGGTCCCAATGAGATCTGTTTAGTGCAACAATTTGTTGAGCTAATTGATACGTGGGATAGTTCGGCTGCTGTGTGGGCTGGATTGAATGGTATAAGATTTGATAGTAGTCCTACTGGCTTAAACCATGGAAAGTTTGACAAAGAGGTTGACTTTGACTTCCTAACAGAAGAGAATGATCTAATAGACGATGCTCGATATAACATGGAGTATATCGATAACTTATGTGGAGGTAGAACGTGGTAATGATTAGACCTAAGCCAGATGCTTTGATGGAAGGGTTGACTTCTGATAATGATGATTTGACCTCAGTTGCTGATGCTGCTAGTGTATTAGCTGAAATCCCAGTCTATCCTATTCGTGAGGATGTTCCTGCTGACTTGTGGGGCAAGCCGATACAGCCGGAAGCATATCCTGTACGATTGGAGTTGAGCAAGGATAAAGGTCCGGAAGTGTATCCTGTCCGGGAGGATGTTCCTGCTGACTTGTGGGGCAAGCCTATACAAGACAAAGTCGAAAAGGAGATTGATATGAGTGTCCCACCAACAGACTTTGATGTGCATGATGAGATCGTATCTAAGTTTCGTTATGGTGAAGATAAGATGTTGAAGGAATGTCTTCAATATATTGGGACGACATATGCTGGTCATTATGTTGGTAAAGAAGAGATCCAGACGACTGATGTTTGGCACACTCTTGGTAGTGCTGCTACAACAACAAGAGATACAGCAATTAAGTATCTAATGCGTTATGGTAAGAAGGATGGATATAACAGAAAGGATCTGTTAAAGGCTGTTCATTATATTGTTCTTCTAGCTCATTTTACGGAGGATGAATAAATGATGATACATCTGGCATCTGAAAATAGCCAGAGCTCATTATCTAGATATGAGCCTGGTGATGTCCAACCGAATGCAATTGACTTGAGAATAGAATCGATTCAACGTATTTCCAATAAGCCATTTCGAATTAGTGAAGAAGATAAAGAGCACCGTGGTAGTGAGCCAGTAAAAACTATCAAGTACCACCCGACAGACACAGAAGGATTCTGGCATCTGCAACAAGGTACATATGAGATAATTATGGAAGGTCTAATTCATCTTGGACCTGATGAAGCTGGTTTTGTTATTACGAGATCAACACTAAACCGTAATGGTTTGTTTATCACGTCTGGTTTATATGACAGTGGTTATAATGGTGTGATGGCTGGAGCGTTGCACGTCAATTGTGGAGAGGCTTATATCAAAAAGCATACTCGAGTAGCTCAGTTCCTATTATGGAAAGCTGAGAGTCTTAATCAGTACGATGGCTCTTATGGTGTTGGGAAGGAGCACGACAAAAAGTATGAATCTTGATTTATACCATTGGCTAACTAGATCGTTTGAAGACAATAGATCGTTTTGTGTTAGTAGCCCGCTGTTTATGACTAAAGAAGATCAAGATTATCTTGATGAGTTACTACCTTGGGTATTCGATGAAGTTGAACTTAACTTACCGAAAGATATTATTCATACTCTTGTAGCTGAGAACCCTGAATTCAATATCAAGTATGGTAAGGATTTAGATAGAGAAGAAAAGGGTGCGCGCAAGTTAGAGATTATTCCTAACAGTAAAGACTTGATGCGTGGAACAATGGAAGCGCTTAATCCACAACTCGAGCCGTATGGAATCGAGTTGTTTTGGCCAACGTTAATTTGTAATGGTAGTGATGGTGTATGTCCTCATCTTCATACAGATGGCGCCGGCCTTGAAGCAAGATTAAACTTCTACGGCTACCAGGGAGGCCCTGGATCTGTTTTGTGGTTTAGTGAATCTTTACCACAAGACAGACCAGGTAAAAGATTACACCTCGAGCCAGACATTATGGAGAAGTATCCATTCTGGAAGTATATGAGAGAAGGTGGGGATGATTGGAGCAAAGTACCAGAGCCATTGTACGATGCTATAACAACAGGTCTGAGAAGTGCTTGGGTCAATCCTAATTGTATTCATACAGTGGTTAATGGGGGTGGTGTAAGAATAACACCTTCGTTAAAAGTACGAAACATTAACCCTGATAACAAGTTTGATTATATTGGTGCATGGACCAAAGTATTGGAGTTTATAGATGGAAATTAAAGTTGAGATCGACGACCTACGTCGACGTAAGTTATTTGTAGCAACTCCAATGTATGGAGGTATGTGTGCTGGTATGTTCTGTAAGTCAACTAACGACTTGTCAGCACTGTGCATGCATTATCAAATTGAGTTGAAGTATTACTATCTGTTTAATGAGAGTCTAATTACTCGAGCTAGAAACTACTGTTGTGATGAGTTTCTACGTAACGAGGATTTTACACACCTGTTCTTTATTGATAGTGACATTGGTTTCCAAGCTAATGATGTGATATCTATGTTAGCTTTGCAAGACCATGAGGATCCTAATAACGAGTATGATATCCTTTGTGCTCCTTATCCTAAGAAGTGTATTGCTTGGGAGAAGATTAAGGCTGCTACAGATCAAGGTCATGCTGATGAAGATCCAAACATATTAGATAGCTTTGTTGGTGATTACGTATTCAATCCTGTTCCTGGTACTAAAGAAGTTCAACTAGATGAGCCGGCTGAAGTGCTAGAAGGTGGAACTGGATTTATGATGATTAAGCGTGAGGCACTAGAAAAGTTTAGGGATGCTTATTGGGAGGACTCAGAACTATCACCTGGTGGTTTTAGTTACAAACCTGATCATGTTCGGACAGAACATTTTGATGGCACAAGAGAAATCATGATGTTCTTCCAAGCATTAATTGATCCTGAGTCAAGACGTTATTTGTCTGAGGATTATATGTTCTGCCAATGGGCTCGGAAGGCTGGATTAAAGGTATGGTTGGCTCCATGGATTCAACTACAGCACGTTGGTAGTTTTGTTTATGGTGGTAGTCTGCAGGCACTGGCTAGCATAGGTGCATCAGCTACTGCTGACCAAGAACAAATAGGAAAGAAGAAGTGATATGGAACTTAGTAATGATACAGTGAACGTACTGAAGAACTTCTCGTTAATTAACCCTTCAGTAGAACTAAAACAAGGAACGAAGTTGTCAACAGTCTCTGCTCAAAAGAGCATTATGGCTGTAGCTACTTTAGATGATAGTTTTCCATCTGGTGGAGCAATCTATGATCTCAATCGTTTCTTAGGTGTGTTGGGATTATTTGAGAAGCCGCAGTTGACTTTTGACTCACACCATGTTAAAGTCAATGGCAATGCTCAGACTGTAAACTATCGGTTTGCAGATCCTGAGATGATTATTACACCACCGAAGGATAGTATTGACTTGCCAGATCCTGATGTTGACATTACAGTTACTCAACGTCAGATACAAAATGTTCTGCGTGCTGCTAGTGTTATGCAGTTACCAGAAGTTGCTATTTGTGGTGATGAGAATATATCTTTGTCTGCCCTTAACAGCTCAGATAGAGGTTCGGACACATATGATGAAGTGATTGAGGACAATAAAACTGGACATAAGTTTAGGTTTATCTTCAAAGTTGAAAACATCAAGATTATGAATTATGATTACAATGTGAGGATTACGTCAAGAGGTATCTCACAATTTACCAGTCTAAATGCTGATGGACCAAGTCTGGTATATTGGATTGCTGTTGAACAGAATTCCGACTTTAAATAATGAATGAAGTGAGATTTATATTATGCGTGAAGACTACCTGTGGGTGGAGAAATACCGTCCAAAGACAGTAGCCGACTGTATACTACCTTCTGATCTAAAGCAGACATTCCAGACGTTTGTTGATCAGCAGAATGTTCCTAACTTATTGCTATCAGGAGGGCCAGGTGTCGGTAAAACGTCGGTTGCAAAAGCTATGCTTGAACAGCTGGATTGTGATTATGTTGTCATTAATGGCAGTCTATCTGGGAATATTGACACTCTTCGAAATGATATTATGCAGTTTGCGTCGTCTGTATCGTTGGTTGGTGGAAGAAAGTACGTCATCTTAGACGAAGCTGACTATCTTAATCCTCAGTCAACACAACCGGCCCTTAGAAACTTTATGGAAGAGTTCTCTAAGAACTGTGGATTCATAATGACCTGTAACTTCAAGAACAGGATTATTGAACCACTGCATTCCAGATGCAGTGTTATTGACTTCAAGATTAAAAATAAATCTAAACCTAAGATTGCTGCTGAGTTTTTTAAACGTACGTGTGGCATCTTAAACAATGAAGATGTTAGCTTTGACCAAAAGGTTGTTGCTGAACTTGTTCAAAGATGGTTTCCTGATTGGAGGAGAGTGTTAAATGAGTTACAACGGTACTCTGTTTCTGGGTCTATTGATAGTGGGATCCTTACTAACATATCCGATGAGAGCTTTAAGACGCTTGTACAACTTCTTAAAGACAAGAACTTTACAGAGATGCGTAAGTGGGTCGGACAAAACCTCGACACAGAATCACACGTCCTAATGAGAAACATATATAATGAGGCTAGCAATATTCTTAAACCACAAAGTGTACCTCAAGTGGTTTTAATTTTGGCAGACTACCAACATAAAGCTGCCTTTGTTGCTGATCAAGAAATAAACACCGTTGCATGTTTAACTGAAATTATGGCAGAAGCTGAATGGACGTAAAGACGCTACTAGAAAGATTTAGAACGGATTTTGACTGGGATATCGTAAAAGAACTCAAAGATATTGGCCAGTCGTTTATCAGAGACAATACTTACGAAAAAGGTCCTCTGACAATACTACCAGGCAATCGATATAAGAATAAAGATTTTGCCTATGACTATACTCCTCCTATGCATACCAATGCTGCAGCATCATTGAACGATCAAGAGTTTCCTTGTCATTCAAAAGAGTATGCTACTGATATTGAACGCAACTGGAAAAAGAATATGAGGAGCAAAAAGAAGAAGTGGTTAAAACAAAGTGGTTGGATAAATCCAGACGGGACTATGAAGGAAAACGATTACTACTTTTGTAAGCAAGGTTTCCGACATGATGGATCGACTCCGGACTACCTGGAAGATACAGGTGGTGTAATATACATTGGTGACAGCAATGTACTAGGTATGGGAATAATGCTCGAAGACTCGTTTACATACAAAGCACATTACTCGTGTTCAAAGACAAAAGATAAAAGGTATTTGAACATGGGCATGCACGGCCATGGGATAGATGCATATTACAGGATTTTGAAATACTATATTGAGGAAATACAGCCGGACATTATTGTAATGTCTCACCCGTGGCAGGGGGCTAGAACAGAGTACTTTAGTGATGCAATAGGTCATTGGTATTCTATTACAGCCAATAAATTAATACGAGAACAATTGAAGATGGACAAAGAAGATGCTTTGGTACAATACTTTCACACGGTCATGGGCTATACAAGATGGTACAAAAACTTGGATGCAATCAAATGGCTATGTCACAGCAACAACGTGGATCTGTTGGCAGTGGAAGAAGATGTCGATGATAGCTACCGAGATAGCATTGTTGCTCGTTTTGATAATAAGTTTCGTGTTGAGGATATGAGTCGTGAGCTTTCACACCAAGGTCCAAAGGCACATGCAAGGAATGCTAATGTGCTCAGGGACCTTATGGAGTATGTACTATGAAGTCAATTTTTATCCTAATAGTAATGTTCATGCCACAACCAATGACGTATCCAGATTCTGTAAAGGTTGAAGCACGTCATGGTGTACCTTTAAGATTTGAAACGGTGGATTTATGTGAGCAGTATATTAACAAACATTGGAAAGGTTTGGAAGAGTTTGGGAAGAGTGTTTACCCAGAAGCTAATCACGTCAAGAGTATGATGTGTATTGATGAAGAAATGTAGATGACCAAGAAACGCATACATATCAATATGCATGTGATTAGACGTAATCACAAGACTGGTGAACGTGAACCTGTAATTACGTGTAAGACAAGTAAGAGCAATGACTATGCTCATGAAATTGAAATATTGGGTCCGAGTAAGATTATATACTCACCCGATAAACCCCTATCGTGTGGAGCCAGGGTATGGATAGAGACCGATGCTGACGTGCAACTATTGCAGCAAAGAGATAAATGAAGATGCCATGGAACGAGCTGTAGTGGTTCGTGGCCAGGATGATAATGGTGTTGAGTATGAGATCTGTGCATGTGATGTCTGCTTAAACGAATGGACTAGTCAAGAATGAAGCTAGAAGAGATTGGATGGCTACAACACATTCCATATCAACTAGAAGACTTCAACCAGACTCCATGCCATTGGATCTCCGAGCACTATGGGCAAACTGTGTCTTGGTTTCCAACAGACTCTGAAGAAAGGTATAATGAACATCTAAAGCATAAAAGAAATAAAAGACTGCTGCAAGAGAATGGGTGGATCAACAAACAAATTGATTACCATATTACAGTTCAAGGTTTCCGACATGATGGTACACAACCTGACTATACAGCACAAAAAGGTGGAGTCCTTTGGTTGGGTGATAGCAATACGTTTGGAACAGGTGTACCAATAGAAGAGACGATGCCGTACATGACTCATTATATGAATAGCATTACAAGAGGATATAGGTACATTAATTTTGGTCTTCCGGGTTTTGGTATTGATACATATTATAGGGTGTTAAGGTATTACATTGAACAGGTGAAACCAAACTACGTAATTATGACTAACCCATGGATATCGACAAGGACAGAAGTATACAACGAACCTTTTCAACGTTGGGATGTAGTTACTGTACAACAAGATGATCCACATTGGGAAAAGAGATTACAACATTTGTTCAATGATCAGGCTTGTATGATAAGATGGACTAAATGTCTTGATGGAATAAAGTGGTTATGTCATTCGAACAATGCAATATTTTTATGTCCGGAAGATAGTAAAAGTGAACAGGTAAAGGAGTTTCGGCATATGGGTATACAAGGGGACTTTGCTCGAGACTTAATGCACCCAGGAATTAAGAACAATCAGTATAACGCAGAAGTGATGAATAGGGTAATAGATGATGTTTTCAAAACTACCAGTAAGTGATTTTGATACGTGGGCGCCGATTGCAGATGATCCAGTAAGACCAGGTCTCTCTTTTGAATGGAGAAGACGTATGGGTCCAATCTTTTGTCGTGGGGCCTTTCAAGATCCAGATGCAGTAGTTTGCACAGCTACATTGCCTAAAGTACCGACAGATGTAAGAGACATAGTCAATCTAAAGCATCAAAGTAATTGGGAGCACAATAAAATTGTTGTTGCATATACAGTTTGGTCATATAAACCAAGAGCTGGCAGGCAAATAATATTTGACTTGAGAGACTGGGCAATGGATAATGAATATGAAAGATTAGTAACATTATCACCGAAGACCGAGATGGCTCATAGATTTCACATCAACAATGGTGCATGGTTATTAAGAGACAATGAAGATTCTCGAAATTATGAATATGATTTACAACAACTTACGTTGGATTTAAAATGAAACCATTTGATTATGTGAATAGTATTAACCATAACAAAAAGAATCTAATGGTTGATACTGATAATGATAAGCTAGCTGAAGATGCTTATGTTCCGTTTTTGACCAACAAATCTCTATCCTATTTTGCTGATACGTTAATGTATAGCAATAAGATGAACGGGTATCCACATTTGGATAACAGACTCCAATATGAATATCTGCTAAATAGCATAAGGCCCAAAAAAAGATTTTCGAAATGGGTGAAGGCTGAGGATAGTAATGATTTAGAGATGGTTAAACTATATTTTGATTATTCCACAAAGAAAGCTGAGCAAGCTCTAGCTATATTATCCTCCGACCAAATAAACGATATAAGAACAAAGGTATGCGGAGGTATTAGTAATGAATCAAACAGTAATTGATTCCTTAGTAGAAGTATCTCTGAAACAGGATGATGATTTTTTGAAAGTGCGTGAGACATTAACACGCATTGGGGTGGCTTCAAGAAAAGACAGAAAACTATTTCAGAGCTGTCACATTCTACACAAGCAAGGTAGATACTACATAGTTCACTTTAAAGAGCTATTCAAATTAGATGGCAAGCCGTCTAGCATTACAGCTGAAGATATTGCAAGACGCAACACAATAACAAATTTATTAGCTGAATGGGGATTGGTAAACATTAACGATCCTAACACAACTTCAGATCCAATAGCACCTCTTAGTCAGGTAAAAATTATTCCGTTCAAAGATAAAGATCAATGGGAACTAGTGGCAAAGTATAACATAGGAAAGAAAAAGTGACATTAAAATTACATGATAACTGCATTGACTTTGATTTGCAGGTGGAGTTATTCGAATTATTATCTCAAGGAATTTGGCAGTATGGAAAAACTGCCTGGGCTTACCGCCAAGATGGTACCAAGCAAAATAGAACTGAAAACTCTCTCGAAGGAAATAACTTTAATGAGGGGACCAATTATTGGAATTGTGGCTTCAAAAAAGATAAAGGACTGATGCCCAGGTTGTGGGACCAAATTGAACAACGTATTATTGGTCCTGATGTTGTTACAGTTAAAAGAGTTTATGGTAATGCAGCAACATATGGTATGGAGGGAGTACCTCATCATGACGATGGACATTGGACATTTATGTATATGCCATGTGCATGGCAACATAACTGGGGTGGTGGAACAGGATTCTTTGATCGTGATGGTACACAGGTAGGTGTAGCACCTTATAAAGAAGGACGAGTAATCTCTTTTCCAGCAAGGCTACCACATGCATCTCTGCCAGTATCAAGATTGTGCAATGCAATAAGATACATCATTGTATTCAAGACAACAATTAACAGTTATAAAACCGGTGATATGCCTGTGACAGAATTAAAGATGTTAGCCGATGAAAAAGAGATTAGTAGTAACGGGGTGTAGCTTTGCTGCACATTATGCTAAGACAATTGGATTAGAACAATTCCCAATATGGCCTGAGCTGTTAGCTAAAGACCTAAATCTAAGATTGACGAACAAAGCTCAGATGGGTGCTAGCAACAGAGAGATATACAGTAAAACGCTTGATGCAATTGTCCAGTTCAAGGACATTGACTTTGTTGTTGTAATGTGGTCAGAGTGGGACAGAATATCATTTAATCATGAGTCACCATGGAGATCGTTCTCTCCTGAGACCACATATGCTGTACAAGTCGAGAACTTTCCAGGCTGTTTGGAAATTTGTGAGACAATGGATAAGTATAAGTTACAAAACCTACAAGGGATCGTAAATGAGACTATAAGGTTAATTTGGTCACTTCAAACGATATTAGAATCTATGAATATAAATTATGTATTCATACAAGGACCAGAACCAAATCCATATCAGCGGTATGATATTCATATGTATGGTCAACAGATATTAAAGTCACCGCATGTGCATCTAATAAACGATAGATTTGTTGGATGGCCACCAAACAGAATGCTTGCTGGATGGAACATAGATCACTTTTTTAGACACCATCAAGAAAAAGAATTTGATCATTATACAATAGGTGGTGATGAAGATGCACATCCAAACGCGTTAGGTAATGAATTAATTTTCTATGCACTGAGAGAACACTATGAGAATTATATACAGAATTAAAAAGCAAGTTCTTCTTTGGTATTTGTTGTTGAAATACCGTAGTATGGAACCCAAGAAAAGACCAAAATATATTTATGAACCAGATGAAAACTGTTGACTTTCAAGCATAAATATATTATATTGAGTATGCACGCTCATAAGAGGTGCATTAATTTAACCTTGCTTTAATAGGAGGTAACAATGGTTACACATAGCAATCTTCATAACATTTTTGATCCCTTTCGTTCCACTGCTATCGGTTTTGATAGTATGTTTGAAACTCTAGCATCCGTTGGCCATAACACTAGCCAACAAGGGTATCCACCTTATAACATCATTAAGCATGATGACGACCGCTTCTCAATTGAGTTAGCAGTAGCGGGTTTCAGCAAAGAGGAGTTAGATGTTGAAGTCAAAGAAAACAAAGTCACCATTACTGGTGAGAAGAATCCTACCGAAGAAGAGGCTCGGGACTATGTCCACAAGGGCATCGGGACTCGTAGGTTTCAAAAGGCATTCTCAGTTGCAGAGTTTGTCGAAGTCGAAGGAGCCGACTTAGTCGATGGAGTCTTGGTTATTGATTTCGTCCGGCTTATTCCGGAACAGTTAAAACCAAGAAAAGTAGTTTTAGGGTCTTCTAAAAAGACCTTGCTTCAAGAAGGGGCCCAGAAAGTTTCAGCTAAATAACAGGGTCCGCCCCCCGGAAGGGTTGTGCCTTAATACACACGCGCGGTGCCCACGGTTAGCCCGCACTTTTTATAACTGAGAGGTGAATAATGGATGTAGATAAGTTAAGAAGGCAGTTAGAAATAGATGAAGGTATTGTACATAGGATCTACCTTGATCATCTCGGCTATCCTACTTTTGGGATCGGTCATCTTGTTAGAGAAGATGACCCAGAACATGGGCTTGCCGTTGACACCCCTGTCTCACCCGATAGATGCGTTGAAGCCTTCGACCAAGATATCGAAACAGTCTTGTCTGACTGCAGCAGACTTTATCCGGAATTCGACAGCTTGCCAGAAGAGGCTCAGCAAATAATTGCTAATATGATGTTCAACCTCGGATATCCAAGACTGTCGAAGTTCAAAGGAATGAAACGCGGAGTTGATTCTCAGAACTGGAATGAAGCAGCCGATGAGATGGTTGATAGTAGATGGTACAATCAAGTTGGTGCACGGGCTGAACGTCTCGTAGCTAGGATGAGGGATGTCAGTTAGCCCAATTGAGCCAATTGGTGTAATCTCATCGTTATATTCAACGTTCATGATACCATTGCAATCTGCAAATGGGTTTACGCATCTGCACAGAACTGAGCACGTCGACTACCAAGGTAGAGTTATGTCAACAACAGAAGTTGCCATTATCACATACGACAGATTTGCTAAATTAGAAACAATTCCAAATCCCCACGAATCCACAATTAATGTGTTGACCTAATCCCAGACATCGATTAGTATAGTAATATGAGTAAATTCTATACCAATGCGCACCTCCTCGGCAATAACATTTATGTCGTAGGATATGAAAACGGACGTCGTTTTACTGACCGTGTTCGTTACGCTCCACATATGTTCGTTGCAACAGATAAGTTTAGAGGCAACTCTGAGTTTACTAGCCTAAAAGGCAAACCTGTCAAACGAATCGACTTCGAGAATATATTCGAATGTCGAGAGCACATAAAGAAGTTTAAGGATGTCAAAGGTTATGAAATCTATGGACTGACTAACCATCTGTATGTGTTTCTTAATGAGGCGTTTCCTGGCACTGTTAAATATGACGCTTCTCTTATCACTGTTGCTAACATTGATATTGAGGTGGCTGCTGATGAAGGGTTCCCTGACATCACAGAAGCAGCTAAGCCGATCACTGCTATCTGTATCAAATGCAGAGACCATGTGTATGTTATAGGTTGTGGTGATTTTGATAATGATAGACCTGATGTAACTTATATCAAGTCTGATAGTGAGCACCACTTGTTATTGGATTTTCTCAATCTGTGGGAAGAGTTAAAGGTTGATGTTGTTACTGGATGGAACGTCGAGAACTTCGATATACCATACATCATTAACAGGATCATTAATCTCTTTGATCAGGAAACTGCTCTCCGTCTGAGTCCTCATAAAAAGATTGACTTCAAGTACCAGAATGAACAAGATGGTTCGTTCAAGGAAAGCCGTGCTGTTAGTGCATGGCAAGAAAGAGGTCAGTCGAGAGGAATCAGACGGGCTACAGAGATACTAGGTATCAACATTCTTGACTACCTTGCTCTGTATAGAAAGTTTACATATACGCAGCAAGAGAGCTACTCACTAGATAATATTTGTAGTGTTGAGCTTGGTGAGAAGAAGTTGGACTATAGTGAGTATGATGGACTGATGTCATTGTATAAGAATGACTACCAGAAGTTCATTGAGTACAACATCAAGGACGTTGAGCTTGTCGATAAACTGGATAAGAAACTAGGACTGCTCGAGCTAGCATATGCCATTGCTTACGATGGTAAAGTCAATATGCAGGACGCATTTACATCTGTCCGGATGTGGGATATCATCATACATAACTATCTGTATGAAAGAAACGTTGTTGTTCCTCTGTTGCAAGTTGAAGAGAAGGAACGACAAGTTGAGGGTGCATATGTTAAGGATCCTCAGACTGGTATGCATAAGTGGGTTGTTTCGTTTGACTTGAATAGTCTATACCCTCATTTGATTATGCAATATAATATTGGTCCCGACACGTTTGTTGGAATGGACTCATATAAGATACCAAAAGAGATCATACATCCATACTCTGGTATACATATCGATAGGATGCTTAATGGCTACCTTGATGAGAACCAAGAACTAAGAGAATGGTTGGAAACAAATAACTTTGCTATGGCTGGCTCTGGTGCATTGTATACAAAAGACTTCAAAGGATTCCTTCCGAAGTTAATGGAAAAGATGTACAACGACCGTGTTGTATACAAGAAGCAAATGCTCGAGGTTAGACAGAAGCAAGAGGATACTGGAGAAGACCTATCTGCTGAGATTGCTAAATTAGACAATATGCAGATGGCTAAAAAGATTCAGCTGAACAGTGCTTATGGTGCACTAGGTAACCAGTACTTCAGATGGTTTGATATTCGATATGCTGAATCAATAACACTGTCCGGGCAATTGTCCATTCGTTGGGCTGAGAAGCATGTAAACGATTGGATGAATAAGACGCTTGGTACAGAAGGAGAAGACTATGTTATTGCGTGTGATACAGATTCGATGTATATCACTCTTGACAGGCTGGTTGATAAAACTTTTGAAGGAAAGACGCCTACTACGGATAATATCATCGACTGGATGGACCGTGCTGCTGAGAAGATTATTGAACCATATATTGATAAGGTGTACAATAAACTTGCTACGTATATGAATGCTTATGAACAGAAGATGTTCATGAAGCGTGAGGCTCTTGCTGACAAAGGTATATGGACAGCTAAGAAGCGGTATGCATTGCATGTGTTTGATCTTGAAGGCACAAGGTTCAAAGAACCATATATGAAGATTATGGGACTAGAGACTCAACGATCGTCTGTTCCTTTGATCTGTAGAGACAACATGAAGAAAGCTATACGGATTATCATGGAGCAAGATGAACGTAGCTTGTTAGACTTTGTTGAATCGTTTAGAAAGCAGTTCTTCTCGTCTGCGTTTGAAGACATTGCGTTCCCACGTGGGGTTAAGGGTTTAGCTAAATATAAAGGTCAAGGACCGAGAATTTATGCTAAAGGTACACCAATCCATGTACGTGGGGCACTGGTTTATAATGATATGCTGGATAGGTATGATTTAGTGAATACATACAATCCGGTCTATGAAGGAGATAAAATTAAGTTCTGTTACTTGAAACTACCGAACCCTGCTCGTGAGAATGTCATCTCAATTGCACAAGCACTACCAAAACAATTTGGTGTGGAAGAGTATATTGATTATCAGAAACAGTTTGAGAAGAGCTTTCTTGAACCGATGAAGACTATCACAGAAACTATTGGGTGGAAGGTAGAACAAGGACAGGCTACGTTGGAGGATTATTTCTAATGGCAGTTAAACCTGGTATGGATTTTGACTTTGGCTTCACAGCAATGGATGCCGAAGAGTTAGATGCAGTTCAAGATAGTGTTCTGGCAGCACAAAAAGCCCAGGCAGTTTCTAGTGATGTACAGAATAAGATCGACAGTCTGTACAATATGATTATGCCTCTTCTGAACAATCTACAGAAGAATCCTGAGAAAGAATATATCTATTGGCCAAACCGAATGGATAAGGTCGAACAGTTTAGAGACCAGCTTACAAAAGTATATAACAGTTGATTCATTGGTTAGCGCTTTTTGTTGCTATTGCTGTTTCAGCTATAGCAGCTTACTACTCTATTGTTGGGCTCGTAGCAATCTTTGCAGCTGCAGTTATTCCAGTTGCAATAATGGGCACGTCACTTGAAGTTGCCAAATTAGTAACTGTGTCCTGGCTATATCAGAATTGGAAAATAACACCCAAGTTCTTGAAATACTATCTCAGTGGTGCAGTAATTCTACTAATGCTGATTACAAGTTTAGGAATATTTGGATTTTTATCGAAAGCCCATATTGACCAAACCCTGCAATCGGGGGATAATACAATACAGATATCCCAATTGGATAAGCAGATAAACCGTCAACAGAGGATTATTACCGATGCAGAAAACGTTATCTCCCAGCTCGATTCTCAAGTTCAGACTCTTATCGAGTACGACCGCATTCGAGGACCCGATGGCTCCCTTGCAGTCAGGAAGTCCCAACGAGAAGAACGAGATGACCTTAATGGATCTATCGATGAGGCTGCAAGTGCAATCTCAGCTCTCCAAACTAAGAGAGCAACGCTCCAAAAAGAACAAATAAAGCTGGAGGCTGACGTTGGACCTATCAGGTATGTTGCTGAGCTCGTGTACGGATCAAACGTGGGAACAGATCAGTTGGAAACAGCTGTTCGGTGGACTATTATTTTTGTTATTATTGTGTTCGATCCCTTGGCTGTTTTGCTTCTTCTAGCTGCTAACATTGGTTTAACAAAACCAAAAAGAAAGAGTTACTACAGACGCAAAGGGATTGTAGAACTTGACACAAAAGATATTTTAAACGTAAGGTGAAAATATGAGTGACTTTTTTAGAAACTTGGCCGAAGACATAAAAGATGAGGACACATCCATTGCGGCCGATGGATTAGCTAGTGGAGAGTATAGTGGGACCATTGATACTGGATCGTATATTCTCAATGCTGTGTTGTCTGGTAGTATCTATGGAGGTGTACCAAATAATAAGGTAACAGCGTTTGCAGGTGAGAGTGCAACTGGTAAGACGTTCTTTGTTCTCGGAGTTGTATCACAATTCCTTACAGACAATCCTGATGGTGGGGTTGTGTTCTATGACACAGAGGCAGCTGTCACAAAGGAGATGATGGAAACTAGAGGAATCGATACTCAGAGAGTTATTGTTGCTGAACCTGATACAATCCAGAAGTTTAGAACACATGCTCTTAATGTGATTGAGCAGTATGAAAAGACTCCAGAAGATAAGAGACCTCCTATGATGATGGTCCTTGATTCGTTGGGCCTTCTATCTACACAGAAGGAAGTTGAAGATAGTACTGCTGGTAAAGATGTTAGAGACATGACAAAGTCTCAGTTAATCAAAGGTGCATTCAGAGTTCTTACTTTGAAGCTAGCCAAGGTCAATGTACCAATGCTAGTTACTAATCATGTGTATGAAGTGATTGGTAGTTACATTCCTACTAAGGAGATGGGTGGAGGTGCAGGCCTAAAGTATGCCGCATCTACCATTGCATACCTTGGTAAGAAGAAGGAACGTGATGGTACTGAGATTGTTGGTAACATTATCAAGGTCAAGATGTTTAAGTCTCGATTAAGCAAAGAGAACAAAACAGTAGAAGTTCTACTAAGATACGATACAGGGCTTGACCGGTACTACGGAATGGTGGAAGCTGGTATAGAGGCAGGTGTTTGGAACAAGTCAGCTAATCGAATTGAAACACCACAAGGTAAAGTATATCCAAAGGCTATTTACAAAGAGCCAGAGAAGTACTTCACTGAAGATGTTATGATGATTATTGATCAATGGGCCAAGAATGAATTTAGCTATGGGATGGTAAATGATAGAGAAGACGATACTGTCGAATCTGATACAGAATGAAGAATATATACGTAAGGTAGTTCCTTACCTTAAGCCTGAATACTTTCACGACTATACAGACCGCAAGATATTCTCTCTTGTATTTGATTACTTCGAGAAGTACAACCGTGCTCCTTCGGGCCCCGCTGTACTTATTGATCTGTCTAATGCTGATGATCTAACTGAAGAGCAGCATGGTGCTGCAAAAGATATTGTAGAGAAGTTAGAAGAACCTGCTGAACAGATGGATTGGCTTCTTGACCAGACTGAGAAGTTCTGTCAAGATAAAGCCATATACAATGCCATTATGGAATCGATCCAAGTGATCGATGGTAAGAGTGACAAAGGTAAGGGTGCACTACCTACTATCCTTTCCGATGCTTTGGCTGTTAACTTTGATCCTCATATTGGACATGACTTAATAGAAGATGCTGATGCCAGATACGAATGGTATCATCAGAAGGAAGAAAAAGTACCTTTTGACTTGGAGTTGTTTAACGAGATCACAAACGGTGGATTATCCAAGAAAACCCTTAACATTGGTTTAGCTGGGACTGGGGTTGGTAAAAGTATGTTCATGTGTCATTGTGCGGCAGGCAATCTTAGAGACAACAAGAATGTTCTCTATGTAACCTTAGAGATGGCTGAGGAGAGGATTGCAGAACGTATTGACGCAAACCTAATGGGCGTGACAATGGATGAGTTACGTACCTATGAAAAAGATGTGTATGAGAAGAAAATAAATAGAATTAAGGATAATCACAAAGGTAAGATTATCATCAAGGAGTATCCTACTACTGGAGCAGGTAGTAACCACTTCCGACATCTTTTGCAGGAATTAAAGACAAAGAAGAATTTTGTTCCTGATATTATCTATATTGATTATCTGAATATATGCATGAGCTCAAGGATTCGTTATGGAGCAGGAGTCAATTCGTATACGTATGTCAAGGCAATTGCAGAGGAGCTACGAGGTTTGTCAGTGGAATTTGACGTGCCGATCGTCTCTGCAACACAAACAACTAGATCGGGTTACACGAGTTCTGATCTGGGCCTTGAGGACACCTCGGAGAGCTTCGGTCTTCCGGCCACTGCTGACTTCATGTTTGCACTTATTAGCACAGAAGAACTAGATGATCTAGGACAGATAATGATCAAGCAGTTGAAAAACAGATATAGTGACCCAGCTCTTAATAGAAGGTTTGTTGTAGGTGTTGACAGAGCTAAGATGACATTCTACACAGTTGAGCAACACGCACAGGATGACTTGCTCGATGATATACCAGTATTTGATCAGTCAGAAACTAACCAAAGGATGAAGGAAGCATTTGAAGGATTCAAATGACCAAAGACACTTTCCACGATTTTGAACAAGCTAACTATATACCTCCATCAGGTAAGGCTGAGATGGTCTATCATACTGGCCAGGTTATGGAACGACCAGAGTCATTGCCTTATTATGATACCGATGAAGTATATTCATTAAATTGGAAAATGTTAGAGTATGATACGTTACTCAAGCTACATGACATAGCTATGGGTACAAAAAGTGGAGCAAGGGTTGATTCCCAAGGTAAGACAACAGACGATTGGTTAACTCACAGCATATGGACATTTGAGCAGTGTAGAGAAAGCTCAGTTGATTTTAGCTACATTATGGCATTGAAAGATCATTTAGAGTTAACAGAAGATGACTCTATTGCATTTTGGGTACAACAACCATGGTCTAAGCACAGGTGGCACTGTGACAGCGTTAAATGCAGTTTAAACATCCTGTTAGGGGATGATACATGGACAGCATATTCATACGGACCAATACAATATAGAAGAGAAGATGGTACGTTTAGTACTGGCTATCATGATCCAACTGATAAAGATCAATATGTTAATTACTTTTATCAATGTGCGTTGATTAATTCTACACACTCACATAGAGCATATGCTGAAGGTGATGTTCGTAAAATGTTTAGGTTTAGTATAAGATCGAAGTCCTTCGAGCAGATGAAAGACTTCCTAAAGGAGTTGTACCATGAAAGGGTATAGGATAGAGAAAAAAGAAAAGAGATGGATTATTGTTGAGATAGCAACTGAACTTGTAGTTGGTTCATTTCCCAAGAAGTCTGAGGCACAAAGTCTTGCAAGACATCTTAATCTCGGTGGTGCATTTGGTGGACGCACACCAAAATTTTTCGTTGACCAGAACGATCAAGGGTAATATAATTATAAATACTACATCAGATTATAGGTGCATGGAGCGTGGGGACGTTCTTTAGCCTAGTGGCAAGTGTCATTCCAACAGGAATTTGACAGAGGAAGAGAGTACGATGTCTTTAGAGATCCGTGGGGTTCGGGTGCTCAGTCTGATGTAGGAAACTAAAAAAGGTCCAGGTGGCATCATGCCTCTGGACCTTTTGACTTTGTAGGAGATGCGGAGTCGAACATATTGGCTCCTAGTTGGTGTTGACTTAAATCGTGAAAGTATTTATAATAAGAGGAACTTGAGATCGAGGTAAAATATGTATTATTCTGAAGCTGCTCAAGATTTTTTAGATGGACTACAAAAAGCCGACAAACAAAAATGCAGAGATGCTTACGTCCATTATTTCTTGGAAACATACAAGCTAGTCCCTAAGTCTAAGTATGCAAAGAACAATGCATTGAGACAGGCTGTTGGATTAACAGATACTGATATCGTAAACTTGGAGAATTAGATGTTGACTGATCCTATAAGATGGTGTAGAATGAGGAGTGACCTTGGGTTTGTATATTATGAAGGATATGCATTACGTCATGGTCAAGATGGAGTAATGGATATGAAGGTAGCTACTGTGCATCCTAACGATCATTATCGTAAGAAGTACAAGATACAAATCCTTGATCATGTCCCCTTTCATCGTACGAGTTTGAAATCCGCAAAGAGTGACGCAGAGGTGATTTATGCATCAACGACCAGGTAAGTCTTACCGAGCAGCTGCTTTCGACGGTCCGGATAAGATTGACACACGATCTCTTGTCAACTTATTCAAGGATGCCAAAGAGCAGACTGATGGTGATGTTTCGTTTTATATGGAACAGCTAGAAGAGTATTTCCGTGACAGTTACAATCCAAAAAAGGGATTGGACAAGGCTTCTAGGGTTTTAGGATTATAAATATCAGTGTTCGAACACTAACTATTTAATTCGTTAACGGAGGAAATAATGGCACAATGGAAAGTACGGTCGAAGTTTGTTTCAAAGCTCGACAACGAGACTTGGTCTGTTGATTCTTGGAAACAAAAGCACTTTGTAGATGCATTGGGTGCAGACCACAACAATGCTCGTCGTGCTCTTGGTACAGATAATAACCTGTACGGATCTTCGACTGCAGAGTGGGAATTGATTGACAATGTTATGCATTGCAATCAATATTTTGCTTCTGAGGCAGCATACCACGATCTTGGAACGCGTGTAAGCACATACATGAGTGATAACAGCTTATCATACCCATTTACACGTGAAATTATTACACAGGGTGAAGTAGCTGACGCATAATAATGTGGCAAGTGACAATTGCTTTACAATCCTCATTAGATGAGCCGGATGAACCATGGACAATAGATTCATGGAAGAAGGCTCATTTTGAGGATCACCTTGGCAAAAAGCTACTACAAGAGTTTAAGCAGATAGGGATCAGGAAAGGCTATAAAGTCGACCTGCCCGTTTCATACGTCCTGAAGCAAAATGATGTTGGTATCATAGAGATGTATCAAACACAATGGTTTACTTCTGAGCAAAACTATCACAAGAACTCTGAATATACAAAGACTTGGCTAGAATCCGTAGGGGTTGGATTCTGGCCATTTAAAGTCAGAGGAGTTAATCAGAAAGAAGTATAATGGCCCGAAGAGACGAGCTGTATGAGATTGATGTTGCTCGTGAAATAGATAATGGGTTACCAGAAGGCTTTAATGCTACAAGACCAAAGGTGAGTTCAAAATATTCAGATATATTAATTACAGGCCCAAGTTCAACATGGGTCGAAGTTAAAATGAATCATACAGATAACCTACACAATATTAGATATTTTTATGATGATGGTATGTGGCAGGTGAAACCCGATGCTAAGTCTCGGGCTACTGATGCCTTGTTGAAAGAAATCAACAAGAGCCCTAACATAAAAGATTGGGTTGCTGACATTAAAAAGTACATGGCAGAGAAGTATTCCTTTGATCCTGATAAGCTGTCAATGTATAGTACGAAGACTGAGAGATCTCAGCCACATAGTGTTTCCCCTGAACAGATGAAAGAGTACCTTGCTACTCAACCTACAAAGAATATTGGAGAGACCATTAATGTTGACATAGGTTACATTGCAACATTACATTACAATTTTGGTAAGGCTGAACCAGCATATTACATGCAAACAGGAGATGATTTTTATAGAATAGGTGGAAAGGATCCATTGGGCCTGGGAAACGAGATTCCTCTGTTTAAGACGGGATCTAATCGTATTATGCTTAGAGTTGGTAGCAGAACAGGGAATTTTGAGCTGCAATCAGAGTTAAAAGCAAAGAGCGTTTCGAGATCTTCTAAATACTCCGTAGCCCCAGGCACAAAGAAATTAAATCCATTTACACTAATCAATTAGGAGACTATTATGAGTGTACCAATTAGAGCCATGCACGACGAGGTGAAGGAAAATTATCTCGGTGCTGCAGAGGCAATGATCGAAGCTGACGAAGACTTTCACCATGATGTAGCTGATCGTGATTCGATCCGTTTAGCATATATTCTTTGGGCAGAAGCAGGCAATCCAGACCTTTGGGACGAAGCCAGAGAAAACTGGGATGCTATGCGTATCCAAGAGAAAAATGAAGCCAGAGCCAACGCTTACTAAAGAATGATATTCTTATAAATAGTTCTTGAATATATCTCAGAATCAGTCTAGTCCGAGGAAAACCTGATGACGGAAAAAAGAGCTGTCATGGCCTTTGGAAGGATGAATCCTCCAACTACAGGCCACGAAAAATTGATGCACGCGGTGCATAAAGAGGCCAAACGCCAGGGTGCGTCTGCACACGTTATTGCGTCTCATAGCCATGACAAAGAAAAGAATCCCATTCACCCCCACAAAAAGCTAGGTTATTTAAAGAAGGTTGCTCCTAAAGGTGTAAACGTATCTGTTTCATCTAAAGAACATCCTACTTTACTGCACCATGCCTCACGTCTACACGCAGCTGGTCATGATCATTTGACTGTTGTAGCTGCCGGAGATCGTGAAAAAGAGTTTCATTCCCTTCTTCACAAGTATAATGGTAAGAAGGGTTCTCATGGACACTACAACTACAAATCAATCAAAATTCATTCAGCAGGCAAAAGAGATCCTGACGCAGAAGGTACAGAAGGTATTTCTGGCACTAAGATGCGTGCTCATGCAAAGTCTAATGATCACAAGTCATTTAAGAAAGGCTTACCTAAAGCCTTGCATCCACATGCTCATGAAATAATGAAACATGTTAATGAAGAGATTGAAGAAATCGTTAACTTTAAGCTATCACCATTCCAGCAAAGAGCTTTTGCACGTAAAGATCCTAGAGAACAACCAAAGACAAAAAGAAAAAAGATGCAGGACAAGCTGCATGGTGCTGCATTAGATAGAAAGTTAGGTATAATGAAACGTCCTTCCAGAGCAGATGAGCAGTTTGAAGAGTACATTACAGAAAAGAAAGCAGAAGGCGGCTTTGCTTATGAAAGACAGGTAAACGGCCACCTTCAAAAGCATGGCTTGCAAAAGAAGGGTCAAGGTAGTGCTGGTTCCTCTACAGATGCCCCTGACGGAACAATTCATGCTAGTGGTAAACATCACAATCTTGAGATTAAACAGAACAAAAGTGCTATGATGGGTCAAATTGGACTGCATCATGATGGTAAGTCGTGGAAGGTAAAGGCATCTTCAAAGAGAGATTATCCTAAGACAGCAAAGCATATTGAAAAGAACTTTCTTCCTCACATTAACGAAAAGATTGGCAAGCCTTCTGGTGACTACCATAAGGATCGAAAAAAGCATGGCAACATATATCATACGGTAACAGGCACGCATGCTATTAGAGATCATTATGGAAAGGATCGTAAAACTCCTTACATGCAAATTGGTGGTTCCGGATTACATCATACCGATAAAGATCACGGTAAACTTGGAACTAAGCCTCTAAATGGTGATACGCAATATCGTATGAGAGTTAAAAATCATGGCACAAACAAAAAAACAGGTAAGGTGAATTATAGCCATACAGTTGTTTTTAATTTACACAAACATGAAAAATCTCATATAGATATTGATCATCACGCTAAGGATATTGCAAAGAAACATGCTATGAATGAGTCGACCATTTTAGAAGGTCCGTACCTTTCAGGTCCAACTGTAACTCCGTCTGCTAGAAAAGATGCTCCATTTACAGGTACAATTAGATCAAAGAAGGATATAAAAGAAAAAATATTAACTGCCGCTGAGAAACGAAAAAGAGAAGAAGTGGCTCAAGCAATAAAAAGGGATAATCCAAACATGCCTATGGACAAGAAAATGGCAATTGCCACATCAGTAGCTAAGAAAGCAAACGAGGCATTTGAAGACTTTACTAATGAAGGTGAAATTGACGAAGCATTAACATACAAGCAAAGAATTCAACGTAAGATGATAATGAGACGCCACCGTCCAAAAATGATTCGTGCCAAAAGAATGATGGCTCGTAGAAAGGCACCTGAAAAGAATATAGCTCAAAGAGCTCGTAAGGCAGCCATTCGTGCAATACGTAAGCGTGTTGCTGGTAAGAAAGGAGTGCAGTACTATAAATTAACACCCCAAGAGAAAATTATGGTTGATCAAAGGGTTGCTAAAAAGCAAGCCATCGTCAATCGTATAGCAAAGAGGATGCTACCAGTTATGAGAAAGGCAGAACTAATAAGACTGAAAAGTCGTGGAACAAAGAAAGTTAATGAAGTTTTCTCTGAGTACATCAATTTGCTCGAGACACCAACACCAGTTAGTGTTGATGTGGCCAAGAAAACTCCTGCTTTCAAAACAAAAGAAAAATATAAAGAGATCAATGCAAGAACAGCAAACAAGCGTCCTGCCAAAGCTCAACCAACAGTAGAAGAAACAATCTTCAAGTTTGTTGATAGTATTATGTGCAATGACTATGTATTGTCTGAGAAAGAAGTTAAAAAGCTAACAGAAAAGGCTATTGAGCACAATGTTCCATATAGTGTACTCAAAGAAGTATACGATGCAGGGATTCAAGAATGGGATAAGAATAGTAGGCATACACCTCAACAAGTTGCATGGAACAAACTCAATGCATTCCTTGCACGTCCAGACTTAGTTGAGTATGTACTCGATTGGGGTACACCAGAGGCTACTGCATTCTGGAAGAAAGCAACACCTGGTGAAAGTGGTGATGGGTATCGTCCAGTTGCTGAGATCTCAGCCAAGACAGCTTCTGAATATTCAACAAAAGCATCAGATGCTAGAGGGCACAGAAAGCTGTCTACTAAGAAAGTAGACAACAGATATTCTGGTGTTAAATTAGCTCATGATAAGTTGGCAAAATCAGGTCATCTAGGTACAACCGCTAAGAAAGTTTCAAAGGCAAAAGTTGGTGTTAGTGAGGATGATCAATTTGAAGCATATAGCCAACAAAACTATAATGTTAAAGCTGGTGATAGTGAAGGAAAACGAAAATCCTATAAGACATCCTATAGGATAAAGCAAGATCCAAAGAAACAAAACAAGGCTTTTCCTAAAGCAAAAAGCGCTGTTAGTTGGTCACAAGAAAACTATCAGTCAATGGGTAGTGGTGCAACAACAAATGCAGGAACGACTGGTGACAAAGTAATCCAATCGAAAAAGAAAGTTAAGCAAGTTGATGAAGCTGGATGGACTAATCGTAAAGATCCTATCCCAGCTGGTAAAGAATTAGCTGACTTAATGAAGAAGCAAAAGTACGCGTTCCCGCGGTCACGACCAGGCCTCAAAGACTTCAAAAAGAATACGACGAAAACTGTTAAGGAGAACGCTCCTCAAGACCAAAACACAGATGCACCAGGAGCTGCTGCAAAGCCAGAGCCAAAGGGTAAACAAAAAGGCAATGTCAAGTTGTTTTTAAATCCACCAATGCAACAGGTCAAAGAAAAGAAAGTTTTAGATAAAGATGCTAAAAGTGATGTTGACGAAGGAGTTATCGGGAAAGCGGTTTTGGGCGGTGCAATTGGCGCCGTAACGGGTGGCCCAGTAGGAGCAGGGATTGGCGCTGCTGCCGGTGCTGGTAAAGGGATTGCTGACAAGATAAAAAAGAGAAGAAGAGAAAAAGCTCTTGATAAATTGATAAAGAGACAAGCGGCTGAAAAGGAAGCTGAAAAGAAAGTGAATTCAGGTCAAATAAGTGAAGTATCAGTAGATTTGGAACATCCTAGTGGTGCAAAGAAAACAACTTTAGGTAAACTCGTTCATCATAATCAAAAGCAAGGTTGGAAAATAAGTAAGAAACAATCTTCTAAAGAAGGCCAAAAGTTTGCTGATATTATGCACAACGACGCTCAACAGGAAGGATTCGTCGGGAGACAAATGGGAAGAGTTGCTGGTGGTACAATTGGTGGTGCAGTTGGTGGCTGGGATGGCATGATGACTGGTCAAGATATTGGAGCCAAAGTTGGTGATCATGCTGGTAAGGCTGTAGTTGCAGGTGCTGGTCTTTATGCTGCTAAAAAGATCCATGACAAGATGAAACAGAGAAAAAGAGAAAAGGCCGTTGACAAACTGGTGAAGGATCATGAGGCTGCACACAAAGCTAAGAAGCCAGATACCAATGAAGATTGGAGAAGTGATCATTCTGATATGCAAAAACGGACTGAATTTTTGAATCGATTGAAGAAAAAACGTGAAAAACCGGATCAGAAAAAAGATAGCAAAAACGAAGAAAGATCAGGCGCTGATTTGTTAGAACTCAGTACAAAAACATTAGCAAGCTATCACTTGAAATCTCAAGGTGATGCACTTAAAACTGCTAAGAAGTATGACAAACACTCTGGTACAGAAAAAGAGGATCCTTATATAGATTTTTTATATGGCAAAAAAGATGCTCATAGACAAACAAAAAGATTTGAAGGTGGAGAAAGAGCAGAGAAGAAGTTGAAGAAAAAAGCTAATTATGCTGATCCTTTAAAGAATCCATCTACAGTAGGTAAGTCAGGTGCCTTTGATGCAAGTGTGCATCACGGTATGAAAAAATCTCAAATGAATAGCTATGAGCCTGATGGTGAGCAGTTAGAAGCATATAAGATGGGGCCTGCTGCTACTTTGAGACAACACCAGGCAATGGCTAAAGCAATCAATACTCTTATGACAAAGGCTTATAAGAATGCACCTCTTATGAGGATGGTGACTCCGAAGAAAAAAGAGTCGATGTCTGCTACTGAGAAAAAAATGAGAAGGCAAGGTTATACTAAAGAAGAAGTGAAGGAGGATGATGATCATCACGCTACAGTAGAATACCACAAAGGCACATATAGTATGCCTGGTAAGAATGATGGAACGTATCATACTGTAAAGAAAAAGATTCCTTTGAAGAAAGTTGATACAGATAGAGGACTTTCAAGAAGTCCTGAGAGCACAAACAAAGAAGTGTCTGCTCATAAAATTCATAAAGATATGAAGGCAAAGGGGTATTCTATCAAGAAGCTGTCTTATAAAAATAGACCAAAGCATTACTCAATAGATGGTGGTCGACCATTTGCAAGATATGAAGAGAAGGATCCAAGCTAATGGCATACGGTAAGATTCAAAGAACACCAGGTGGTCCTAAGAAGTTTAAAGTTACTGTAAAGGATCCTAAAACTGGTAATGATAAAACAGTAAGGTTTGGTGATCCAAACCTATCAATTAAAAGGGATTCCCCTAAACGGAGAAAGTCTTTTCGTGCACGGCATAATTGTGACAATCCAGGCCCTAGAACAAAAGCTAGATATTGGAGTTGCAAGCAGTGGAGAGCGGGTTCTAAGGTAGAAAGCTAATGAAGAAGTTCGAAGAATTTATAAATAAACATGAAGAACTTGCACAGGACCTTGATGAAAATGTCGTACCCAAGAACTTGCAACGATTGTTATTACTTGGTATGGAAGATCGTAAAGATCTGGAATTGATGAGACGAGCTATTAGGACTGGTGAAAAAAGTCTAATGGTTCCAAGATTACGAAAGAAACTATACAAATTACTATCAATTTTCATGGACGCTGTTGAGGACGACAACGAAATCTTCAGAAGGTTAAGAAACAGAGTTCAAAAAGGAGACACAAAATGAACAGGTTTGGATTTTCAGATAGCGTCTTAGATGCAGCTAAGGCTGTTTTAGATAACGAAGAAGAAGTACTAGAGGCAATGGAGATGCATCTCGAGCCTCACCCTAATGGAACACACTATACTGTCAAGGCAGTTGGCAAGAAGCTAGCAGCTCATGGTGGTATCAAAGTTGGAGAGAAACTTTCTGATACAGAAGTTGATGATGCCAAAGATTCTGGTGTTAGGGTCAGGCATGTAAAAGAAAGCATTGGTGGTGCAATTGGTAGCGCCATTGGTGGTGCAGCAAAAGCAGCTGGTAAAGCTGTTGGTGGTACAGCAAGAGTAGCTGGTAAGGTTGCTGGTGGTACGATGAAGACTGCTGGCAAGGTTGCTGGTGGTGCCGCAAGGACAACAGGTAAGGTTGCTGGTAGTGTTGCTGGTGGAACAGCAGCTGCTACTAAGGGAGCTGCAAAAGGTGTTGCCGGAGGTGCTGTAGCAGCCGGTAAAGGTGTTGTGGGTGGCTTGAAAGACACCGGTAAAGGTGGTGCAGCCGGTACTGTATCAACCGCTAAAGGCACTGCTCAAGGTGGTAAGGAAATTGTCAAGAGAACCGTTGCTGGTATTAAAGAAGATGATGATATTGACGAAATGGAAGTTGATGACGGATGGTATGCTCATAGAGAAATGTATGGTGACAAAGGCGTTTCGAAAGATGATTGGAAAAAAGGCATCCGGATGAATAGGAAGGGTGAGAAATTCAACCTTAACGACATGAAAAAGAAAAAGGTTGCTAAGGAAGACATCGAAGTTGATGAAGCCAAAGACTCATTCTACAATAGAGCTGGAGTTACTAAAGGCTATATGGCTCTTATGAAAAAGATCAATAAAGGTCAGGCCTATGCTCGGCCGAAACCCAGTGGTCCAAGAACTGGTGGAGCACAGGCTTTCAAAGACGCTATGTCTCGTAAAAAGGTTGCTAAAGAAGATATCGAAGTTGATGAAGCAGCTCCAATGGCAACTGCAAGACAGAAAGCTGGAGCTGAGAGAATCAGGGCTGCTATAGCTAAGAAAAGGGAAAATGATGATGATCTATATAGCCATCATCGTATGACTTCTTCAAAGCAAAAGAAGTCTGTTGAAGAAGGTGTTGACTACAACGAAATGTTCACCGAGGAAATGCTTGACTATGTAGTTGAGATGTCGGATGATGAATTCGATAATTTAATCAACGAAGCCTCTTACGAAGAGCTAGAAGAGCTTGTCGGTGCAATGGCAAGATTAGGCGGTAAAGCAGTTATGGGTACCGCTAAAATAGCTGGTAAAGGAGCCATGGCTGCTGGTAGAGGAGCCATGAAACTTGGTAGAATGGCAGCTGGTAGAATGTCGACCCAAGGTCGTGCAGATGCTGCTGAAAGAAAAACACAAAAGATCCAAGCTAAGACGGATAAAATTCAAGCTAAGATGCAGGCTCAGAAAAAGATAGCTCAACAAAAGGCTGCTGCAAGTTTGGCAAAACAAAAACTTAAAGCTGTCAAAGATCAAGCTAAAAAGCAAAGAGCCAATATGGGCAAACCTGCATATGCTTCTGAAGAAGTTGAAATTGAAGAAAGCATTGGTTTGTCAACACAGGTTAATGCATTCCTTGATGACTATGAGGACATCATGGAAAGAAATTTTACCATGAAGGCTCCAAAGATGGACTTCACCCAAGGATTGAGAGGCAAAGGAAAACTTGATCCAGTTGGTAAAGAAGATGATGACATTGACAACGATGGTGACGTAGATAAATCTGACAAGTATCTTCACAATCGTCGTAAGGCTATCAAAAAAGCCATGAAAGAAGGTGCTATGAAACGCATGGCTTCTGGTGATGGAATGAAGACATTCAAAAAGAAGCCTTCTGGTTTTACGTCAGACCAAATTAAACAAGCCGCTGGTATTGTTGCTGACAAGAGATATTCTGGTGGCAATATGACTGGTGCTGTTAAGAAAATGGAGAAGATAACTCCTGGTATCTCGGACCATCCCAAGATTCAAAAACAACTTCAAAGACATAACGAAGAAACTGAAATTACAATTGAAGAAGGCGCTGGAGATGAAAAAGTAAGAAGTGCAGGTCAGGCTGCAGAACTTGCTAAGCATTACTACCAGAAAGCTAAACAAGCTGGTAGCTCTGGAAACTCAGAAGTTGCTGCAAAGTATATGTCAATTGCCAAGAAGTTCTACAATAAGTCGGACCATATGAAGAGTAAAGAGAAAGGTGGTCATGCCGTAGCTCGAGAACATGCTGAAACATTTTGGTCAGATGAAGAACTTGCCGCACTAGCTGAAGCAGATGAGAATCCAGCCAATGTACAACATATGTGCATGAAGCAGGTTGCTCATGAACAGTATGGTGAAGGTGAGTGTGTTCATGGAGAGCATGCTGATCCAGTTGATGGAGAAGTAGCTTGGTATAGTGTACAGTTTGAACATGGTATTGAAATTGTTGATAGTAATGACCTCGAAGTCATTTCTGAAATGAACCATGGTCACAAAAAGAAGAAAATGAAAGAAGATTACACACCAGAGCAGCAAGAAGCAATCGAAGAGATTGAAGAAGCTCGTAAAGGTGGAGGAGCCAAGGTTGGTGAAACTGAGCGTTCTGGTCATAGAGTGACAAAGTCATCTAAAGAAGAGCCAGAACATATTGCCATGCAATTGAGAAAAGTTGTTTCTGTTGGTCATAACCATGATGGTGTGCACTTTGATAGTGGAAAGCAAAAGGTCCACCCAACTGTTGCACAGGCTGCTTTGCATAGGTATAATCAAGCCAAGCCGGCTGAAAAAGAAGAAATGCAAAAGCACATGAAACATTCTCCAAAAGCATTAGGTGTTGTAGCTGGTGGCCATGACTTATCAAAGAGTCCGGCTCACCAAAAGAAAGATCCAATGGCTATTGATAAAACACAATCAAAACGTCATGGTGTGAGATCAGCTTCAGGACACTATAACTAATGGCTGAACCAAAGAAAAAAGAGTCGAAGGAAGAAGAAGCTCGGCTTACAGATAAATATGGGAAATTGAAATTACAAAAAACGTCTGAATATATGAAGACACTAACTAAAGGAGAAGACTAATGGGTTTATGGGGAACAGCGCACGCTAGTGCTGATAACAAGCCTAAAAATTACCCTACTGACGAAAATGCAGATTATAAGAAACAGGATATCTTTGCAAATCAATCAGGATGGGTACAAAAAGCTGGTACTGCTGCTTCAGGCAATGACAATGCGTCTGCGCAAGAAGAAGTACTAATTGCAATCGGAAACTTAGCTGGTTCAACTGATACAACTGGTTTAAGAGCACCAACAATTACTCATATAAGATTTATTAAAGGTTCAACTGCATCTACAGATATCTCTGCTAATGATGGTGGTGCACAACTTACAGTTGAAGTAACTTACGATGAGGAAGTAACAGTTGCTGGTACACCACAATTCACAGTTGACAATGGTAACCAATCGAGTGCTGGTCAAGGTGACTACACACTAGATTACGATTCAAGTAATTCAGATGCAAACAGACTGCAGTTTACAAAGACAAGTTTAAGTCTGTCTGTTGGAGACGTTCTAACAATAGGTGGACATAACATTTCACTTAACAGTGGAACAATATCTGATACAGTACGTGGTGGAACTAACCTAGCTGCATCACTAGTAATGTCAGGCTTGACTGCAGTAACAGAAACAGTTGTTGCTTAATATAGGGATTAGATAATGCCAAAGATCACCATCAACATGTTGATGGTGATCACGGTGGTGGTTCAGCTGTTGGTGGTCCTGATGCAGGTACAGCTATTTGGGGAACAGCAGTTACAAAAACTGGTGACACTGTAAACACACTAACAACTACTGCTGGTTCTTCTAGTGGTTCACGTGAAGTTCTCACAGGTGTCACACTGGGTTAATAAATATGTTTAGGTGATCTAGGACGCTGCGTGCGTGCCTGGAGTAGCATTCCCCGCTAGGGGTTTATATAAAGGAGTAAGAAATGGCTGATAGAAAAATTACAGCTTTAACGGAACTGAGCTCGGGAGTTGCCAACACTGATGTACTTCACATCATTGATGACGCTGCTGGTTCAAGTCCAACAAACAAGAAGATCACAACCAAGACGCTGTTCAATGAGATTCCATCGTACTTGGCCTTCCCAACATCTGGTGAAGGATATGATGATCAAACAGTATCGTCTAGTGCTGCTGTTAGCACGAACACGTTTGTTACATTTTTGACCACAACAGATACTACTGCATCCACACTTGCAAATGGTAATGCTATTGGTCAGATTAAGGTAATCGTTCATAAAACAGATGGTGGATCAACCGTCTGTACCCCTGCAACTAAATCAGGTTTCACCAATCTAACATTCACAGACGCTGGTGATACAGCTGTTTGTATGTGGACTGGCGCGGCTTGGGTAGTCCTCAGTGCTGCTTCTGGTAGCTCGGGTGACGCAGATACGATTGTCGGTTAACCATGCCTAAGATCACCGGATTGGGTGCTGGTGGCGCCCCAGCAAATTCAGACGTTCTTGTATTAGTGTCAAACACTTCGGGAACTGCCAACACTCAGAAGGTGACTGTTAACACGTTCTTTAGTGACATTACAGCTAATGTTAAGATGGCCAACGCTGAGATTACAACTCTCACCGTTGGCCAAGTGTTAGCTGTAACACAAGAGAACGTAACCTCTAACAATGCTGCTTTGAGCTTAACAAAAACTGTTTCACAATTGGATGCTGATGACAATAATTGTCAAACAACATTAGCAAACGCAACTACAGTCGGACACGTCAAGATTGTTGTTGCAAAGAACGTCGATAATACTACCGATGTTGATTTTACTGGATTGGGATCTGCAGGTACGTATACATTCCAAACTGTTGGAGAAAGTATTTCATTGCTTTGGAATGGTGCTGCTTGGATAGTTACAAGTAAGAGTTCTAACGAAACTGGATCAAACGTACAAGGCACGATGGACGCTTCATAAATTAAATGAATATATTAACTGAGGACAATTTTCTCTTATTTGCCGCAAGGTTTTATGATAATCCTCAATGTCAGTCTACTGAAGAATTTTATGATGACTTGAAGAGATTTAAATATATCAAGAGACTATTCAACAAATATCTCGAAACTGGTGAGCTTAAAGAACGCTTAATATTGAACCACATTGTAGTTTTGACCAACGTTTTTACACCGGAAGCAGCTGTTAAGCTGCTTTTTGTTCGTCTGGATCAATACCTACATTTGTTAAAACCATTTTTGGTTTTATTACAAATACTCCCAGAACGATTAGAGATAAATAATATTGTATATCTTTCATCGTCTATACCGATGGATGAATATGTAGTTGAACGACTAAGGTTAATTTAATGGCTATACCAAGTTCAGGAATATTTGATTCAGTGTTGGTCTACCAGTTCCTCAAAAGGTTAGTAACACCATTTGAGAAATTCCCTGCATACAAAACTGGTGTGATTGATAAAGATGGCAAAGTTATAGTACCAAAGAATAAACGTACACAAGAACAAAGAAACTCATTCAAAATCTTTGATAACATGGTATTGAAGTTGAAGAGATTGTTAGCTAAGATACCTGGTGGTCGTTCAAAAATAGCATCTTATGCCGCAGCATTGTGGTTTGTAAGAGAACATAGTGAATGGGATGAAGATAGATTACTTAACGAAGACATCGATTTAACAAATGATTTAGCTGTTGCAGCTAGTTTCCTTGGTGAAGACGCACCAGCTAATGCAACAGGTTCTGGTGTTGTTGGTACAGGAGATAATGCCGCACACTGGAGTGGAAAACGCACACACAACGTATTATTTCATAAAAACTCACCTTTTAGAAGACACCAAGTTGTTAAATCTAAAAAGCAATATACACGTAAAAAGAAGCACAAGCAACGGTACTAATTGACTAAATAGTCGAAGAAGTATAATGGAGTCACCGCATGGCAAAGAAAGTTCTGCTGGTGGCTGTGCTCCTCAGCTTCATGAATATCTTGACAGTACAGGCCGCCGAAACAAATACAGTCAGTTCCACAGTGGTAACTGACAAAGCACCACCTACTGCTTCAGCACCATCTATTGTAGTAAACAATTCGGATGTGTGTAAGAGTGCAGCTAGTGCAGCTATTCAAACACAGATATTTGGATTTGCTTCTGGTGTAACAATTACTGATGAAAATTGTGAAAGAATAAAACTAGCTCGACAAATTTATGGTATGGGTATGAAGGTTGCTGGTGTGGCAGTTATGTGCCAAGATGCAAGAGTGTTTGATGCTATGATAATGGCTGGAACACCATGTCCATATAGAGGAAAGATTGGAGCAGAAGCATCTGAAGGATGGGACGAAAACTGGGAAGAAGCACCATCTGATTCTGTTTTTTATAAAAAAAAACAAACGACGATGAACTCGGAGCCGACGACGGAGAATTCCGAGAATCAGGATTAACAGATTATGCTCAGCCTGACGACTATGCCACCACCGAGCGTGATACCGAAGAGCCTTCTGAGTTTGGGTGGATTAACCCTATCGGTATTGCTGCTTTTGTTATTGGTCTTCCTTTTGGTATTCCCATCATCTTCTAATGCCAATTCAATTTGTCCAGAAACACAAAGTGGTCTTTGCACACCAGGTGTAACAGTAGAAGAAGAGTCAGTAACATCTGAGACAGTAGAAACATCAGGTACTGGCACTACAACAACGACCACAACTACCACTACCACAACAACTACTACAGTTACTAATCCAGAGACAGGTGATCTGTTAACTGACTCTAAGGTTAATTCTATGGGTCGGAATCAAAAGTTTGGTGGAGATATGACATCTGACTGGGGTGGTCAAGGTCCTGCAAAATTACGAAATGGAAATACGTGTGGTGACCTAGGAACAGATAAGTGTGCAGAGATAACAGGTAGTGGCAACTTTAATAGCACACTTGGACAAACAGGAATAGGGTCAACATATATACAAAGCATTGATATGAGTTCTATCAATAGTGATATAAACAGGGGTGGTGAGGTTCCATGGTCAATAAGAGTAGAAAAGAGAGACTCAGCTGACTCTATTCACTTTAGAATAAGAAAGGTTGATGGTACTACTACAACTCTGTTAGGAACACAAACACTATCAGCAGCTGGTGCTACCAATGCATTAACAAATACATTGTTCCAAGGTAATTTTGCATTTAGTGGTGGAATAACAGTGTTGGCAATAGAAGTCTCTGGTAGGGATATTAACTTAGGCATAGGTCCTTTGTTTGATGATGTTACAGTTAATGTGATATACAATGTCGTCAATACAATTGTTACACAATCTATACAAACAATAGAACAGTTTGTTGCTCTACAAACATTTGACCAAGAGACAATTGATGTGGCTGTAGATATCTTTAGTAATAATGATGTAGGTATTGGGCCAGGTGGTGATGTAACAATACAACCAATTGATTTAGGACCAGGACCACAACCAGGTTCTGAGCCAATGCCAACAACGGAGTCAGTAGAAGCTGAAATACAAATGGATATTGCACCTCCTACAATGGAAGTAGCACCAATACAAACAGCATCGTTAGATGTTGACGTAGGACCAAGTTCATCGGATACTGGAGCTACAGCAGGCCCAACGTTGGAGGCCAAAGTAGAAGCAGAAATGGAGATGCCAGATGTGGGTCCGAGTACCTCAAGCAGTGAACCAGATACATCACAATCTTCTGGCCCAGGGTCGGAAAGTGGAACCGACAGCCCAGAGCCAGAACCCGAAACCGCAGATGCGGGACCAGAACCAGAGCCAGAACAAGAATCCGTACAGCCAGAACCAAAAGCCGCCGCTGAGCCAGAACCAGAAGAGGCTAGTGGATCTGATAGTGTAGAAGACACCGAAGATACTGAAGAGCAGCCAAAAGAAGTTAAGGTTGCAGAGGCTAAGAAACCTGAACCAAAGCCTCAAGCTAAAGCTAAACCTAAGCCTCAAAAGAAGGCTGAAGCTAAGAAGGCAGCTAAGGAAAAAGCTGCTAAGAAAATAATGAAGAAGATGGGTGATAAGGGTAAGTATTCTAACGTCAACCAGGTTAAGACGCTAATCGTTATGAACGTGTTGGGTGCGCAAAAGAGCTTCTTTGATGCCACCAAACAACTGCCTGACACACAGGGATTTTTCACCGACCGCAGAATGCCAGATGGTGAAATATCTGACAACAACATAGCAGCTTACTTTTTAATGGGACAAAGTGATGCTGCACATAATGCATTAGTGCAAATGCAGTACAAATGAGTACGTTAGGTCTATTTTGGATTGGATCTGTTATTATATCGTATGGTGCAGGTCTTTACGTAGGAATTAAACTGTATAAACCAAAAGACAAGAAAAGGAAAAGAAGAAGGAGATAAACAAAATGTCAGACGACGGCAAAACAGAAGTTGAATTTGCCGGTGTCAAATTTCGAGGTGGGAAGATATTTGTAATAGTTACAGCATTGTCGACACTCGGAGGTGGTCTTTATGCAGGATTTGAATTCTGGAAAGACTACATGGATATGAAGGAGAAGATAGAATCATACGTAGCACCAGATTTATCAGGATTTGATAAAAGACTGTCAATACTACGTACAGATATGAACGCATTGCAAAAGATGGAAAAGGTTATTGAAGACTCTGCTATACAGACCAGAGATGAAGCCAGAGTAATTAAGAATGATCTCAAGGGTGAGATTGTTCGTACAGAAAGGCTGGTTGAAAGTATAGAACGAAGAGTTAAAAGTATACAAGATTCAACTCGTAAGATGATTGACAAGGAGAATGATCGTAATGATAATCTCCGTGAAAGAATCAATAATAGAATGGATAGCTTGGAAGATGGCATCACCAACAAAATGAAAGTGTTGGAAGAAAAAACGAACAAGCAAATTAAACGAGCGCTAGAAAATCCGTTAGCTAATATGAGGAAGTGATAAATAACCACAGGAAACTGGAGGTTAAAATATGGGACTCAAACTTGCTGCCATGATGGCTGTTTTAATGGTTGCTATGGGCGGTCTTGGGTATTGGTACTACACCGATACTCAAGAGAAGATGAGAATATATGCTGAGAATCAAGCTAAACTAGAAGGCGCTGTTCAACAACAAAAACAAGTTATAGCTCAGACAAAGGCTGATCTCAAAAGGTCATCTGAGCTAACTAAGAAGGTCCAAGCTGATTTGGCTAGGTCAAGGCAAACTGTTGAGCTGATGGACAAGAAGTTCAACAAGGTGTCTAAGCTGCTTGGTGCTCGTGATATTGGTAAGATGAGTGCTGCAAAGCCAAAGGTGTTGGAAAGAATTATTAACAAGGGATCCAAAGATACTCTTAGATGTTTTGAGATACTCTCCGGAGTCCCACTGAAGGAAAAAGAAGTCAATGCTGATAGAAAGAGCCAAGCCAATAGGACTTGCCCTGGGGTTGCTAATCCTAATATCAGGATGCAGTAGCGTCAAGCCAATACAGGTAGAATACCAACCGGCTGATAGAGTACCACTCGATTTACCTGCTGTCGACCAAGTTGTTCTTGATCGTATTTCATGGTATATCATTACTGAAGCTAATGGAAAGGATATCTTTGAAACGCTAGAAAAGAAAAGGTATGATCCAGTATTATTTGGACTTACAGACAAAGATTATGAAGCATTATCCGTTAATATGACAAAGATAATGATGTTAGTTAGACAACAAAAAAGCATTATTGAGGCATACCAGAAGTATTACGAAGCCCAGTATCAAGAGATTGAAGATACAAATAAGGCTAATAAACAGATGATGGAAGAAGCTGAAAAGCAAAATAAGAAAGCCGAAGAGGCTGGTTTACTAAACAAATTTAAGAACATATTAGGAAAATAACATGAGTTGTAAATTTAACGGAAAGATCAGTGCTGAGTTTACTCCTCCCAAGCAATGGAAGTTGGAGAAGTCGTTGTCGTTCACTGTAAAAGGTCATGGAATGACTGAGGTTGACTGGGACCTATTGCAGGAAGTTGGAGCCGACGTTGCTAATACTGGTAGAATTACATGCAAAAAGGGCATGTGGACTGACCTAGCTTCTGTTCCTCGTATTGTGTGGAACGTGATTGCACCATGGGATGTTGCTAGAGCAGCTGTAATCCATGACCATTTGTATGCCGCATTACGCAAATACTATCATTCAGAAGGAATGGACAAAGCCACATGGAAGAAGGGAAGACAACTATCCGATAAGGTATTCTTGTTGGGTATGAAAGCTGCTAATCCATCTGTTCCTAAGTGGAAAATCTATTCAGCATATTGGTCGGTAAGGTGTTTTGGCTGGGGACCTGCCAGTGGCAAGGAAGTTTAAGCCCCACAACGAGCATGCATTGGTCCACGCACGTGGTATAAGTTATTATGATCTAAAGGAGATGAAGCTATCTCTTGAACGCGCTCACAAGCTCTTTGGAAAGATAAATACTTTATATGATCGATTATATCTACTAGAAGTAATTGATTACGGAACACTACAAAGGAATTATAAATGTGGTTCTGGTTAATTACATCAATTGCAGGTAGTATAATTGGTGCAGCAACTGAAAGTTGGTTTAGAGATACACGGACGGGTGTCTGGTTTTATGCCAAAATGGACTCCTTATATACCTGGGCCAGCCATAGATACGGGTTAAAAATCCTAACTGATGAAGAAGAAAGGATGAAGAAGTTTCCTCAACTTTCTGCAAGACTTGAGAAACTAGAAAAAGAAATTGAGGAGCTTAAACGTGGCAACACCAGATGATCAAAGTCTAATTACAAGATTAGATATTGCAATACAAAAGCTAACTGATGTTAGTAACGAGATCAAGCAAGTTTTAGTTGTCCACGAAACAAAGCTAGACCAGCAAGACGAACTCAATAGACAATATTACGAACAGATAGATAAATTACATGAACGCATAGGTGATCTACGTGATGAGCTGATGAAGAAGATTGATGCAATTGAAAAATGGAGATGGATCCTAATGGGTGGAGCATTGGTCTTAGGCATGATGGCAGGCAACATGGAGATTGCAAAACTGTTTGGATAAAAGATGTACGAGCATAACGAAGATTTTGAAAAGCTCTCAGTTGAATTAAAGACAGACACTACCAAGGTATTGGCCGATGTCCAAAGATATGCCAAACTAACAAGTTGGGGTCCTCTCAACCAAATCTGCTACACAAACACAATACAAAAAGGAAGCCCTAACGATGTGTTTCAGGGTGCAGGTAGTTTAGCATGGGACCTGGTAAGACAGGACGATGGTTCGTTTGTCAAACAACCCAGAAGACCCAGAGTAAGAGAAACGGACTTTAGATTCTTCAATAACTTTTATAAGTCCTCATCTATATGGGATTTGTTCCAAGAGATGCAAGACCTATTACAATTGAAGATTCTTAGGTTTAGAGCAATGAACATGATGCCAGCATGTTGTTTAACAATGCATCATGATAATGAAGTCCGAGCACACGTTGCGTTGAAGACTGACATAGATTGCTTCTTTGTATCTAAAAGAAAAGATATACACCACATCCCAGCAGACAATAAGGTAAGAGTAATGGACACAAGGCACGTGCACACATTCGTCAATGCAAGTGTGGATACCAGGATTCATATTGTAGCTGGAATGGATACTTATGGTATGGGCAAATAAACTGTTGACTTTAGTGAGATTTCCTGTATAATTAACTTTGTAGTTAAGCAGGGTATAGTATGATATATATTGAACGCAGTTACCTTCTTCAGCTATCCAACCGCTTCCGGAACTTTAAACAGAAGAACAACCTATTCAACTTCTCTTGTCCGTATTGTGGTGATAGTCAAAAGAACAAATTCAAAGCTCGAGGGTACATGTTGGAGAAGAAAGGCTCTTACATATACTATTGCCATAACTGTGGTGTGACACGAAAGTTTGATAAATTTTTGGAAGAACAGGACCATAGTCTATATCAATCTTATAAGCTGGAGAAGTTAAAAGATTCTTCTAATCTCGAGAATCAAGAAAATATAAGTACACCTAATAAGCAGACGTCTTTGAGCTTTCCTGACTATAGAAGATCGAGTAGTCCACTTCGTAAGCTAAAGAAAGTCTCTCAATTAGACTGGGATCATCCAGTCAAGAAGTATATAAATCAACGCATGATACCTAATCCGTATCATGCTAAATTATTTTATTGTCCAAAATTTTACCAGTGGACTAACAGTATGGTTCCTGGTAAGTTTAAAGAGGTTAGCAAAGATGAGCCTAGGCTTATTATCCCATTCATTCAAAATGGTAAATTCTTTGGTTACCAAGGACGATCTTTATCTAAGAGCTCTCTACGATACATTACTATAATGCTGGACGAAAGTCGTCCTAAGCTGTATGGCTTGGATGACGTCGATGCCAGTAAACGTGTATATGTTACTGAGGGCCCTTTTGATAGTATGTTTGTGGACAATTGTATTGCTATGGCTGGTTCTGATGCTCATGTGCCATTTGATATAGACAATGTAGTCTACATCTTTGATAACGAGCCGAGGAACAAAGCAATTGTTGATAAGATGGATAGAGTGATTAATCAAGGTTATAATATTGTTGTGTGGTCATTCGACAGTGGAGAGAAAGATATCAATGAGATGATTGTTGGAGGTATGAAGAAAGCAGACTTACAAATGATCATTGATATGAATACGTGTAGTGGCCTTGAAGCTAAAATGAGACTGTCCGTTTGGAAGAGGGTGTAGGTGCTTGAACAGTTACGTAGAAGCTCGGAGCAAATAAAAAAAGATTCTCCATGTATCGGAACATGCACATTGAATGAGAAACAAATTTGTATAGGTTGTGGAAGAACAATAGAAGAGATTATCAAGGCAGGTGAAAATAATGGACAAAAGAGTTGAGTGGTTGCATGAACAATGCACTACAAGATGGCCTGAAGGATTAAAACATAGTGGTGGAGATTTTTATGATCACTGTGTAGGTGTTGCAGAGATTCTACAGAATGAGATGAACGCACCAGATTATATTTGTATGGGTGGTCTTTATCATAGTTGTTATGGAACTGTATATTATGGACCAGACTTAGGTCTACAGAGAGAGCAGGTAAGAGAAGTTATAGGTGAGCAAGCTGAAGAAGTAGCATGGCAATTTTGTAGGTTGCCTCACCCAAGGATTGAGTATTTGAGACAAGATGATTACCCATGTAGGTTGGAATTGTTATTGATTGAATTGGCAAACTACTTAGAGCAGGCAAGACGAGGAGCAATCCGTGTTAAGCCTGAAGTTCATAATGATTTAGATAGGATGATACAGGATGAAATCAAACGTAAATCTAATTAGTTATTCACAGAACGGAGGATTTTTACACGGACTAGATGATTTGGAAGGGTTAGTAGCATATTGTGCTAGAGTTTCTAATCCATCAAACCAGAACAACAGTGAGACAGCAACCAAGCTAATAAAGTATTTGATCAAACATAAACATTGGTCACCTCTGGAAATGGTAAATGCATGTCTGGAAATAGAAACAACAAGAGATATTGCCAGACAGATATTGAGACACAGATCATTTAGCTTTCAAGAATTTAGTCAAAGGTATGCTGATCCTACAAAGGATCTTGAGTTTGTAACGAGAGAAGCACGATTGCAAGATGTAAAGAATCGTCAAAACTCAATTGAATTGGCTGATGACAATGAAGTGATCAATCAATTTTATGCAGTTCAAGCAAAAGTGATTAGAGTTGCAGAGGACGCATATAAGTGGGCAATTAGAAACTCAATTGCAAAAGAACAAGCCCGAGCAGTGTTGCCTGAGGGGCTGACCATGAGTAGAATGTATATGAATGGAACACTTAGGTCATGGGTACATTATATCGAGCTTAGGACTGATCCTAGCACGCAAAAAGAACACAGGGAAATAGCACAAAAGTGCGCAATAGAAATAGCAAAGATATTTCCATTGATGGAAGAGATTTTAGAAGGGAACAACAATGAACAGTAATCATCTACCAACGCAGTACCAAGAGTACATTCATCTTAGCAGATATTCAAGATGGCTGCCTGAGGAGGGAAGAAGAGAGACCTGGTCAGAAACCGTTGGTAGGTATTATGACTTCTTCGAAGAGCATTTGTCAGAGAACTACAACTTTGATATAAATGGTCAGAGACAAGAGTTGGAAGAGGCTACATTAAACTTAGAAGTTATGCCTTCTATGCGTTCCCTTATGACAGCAGGTCCAGCTTTGAAGAGAGACAATATTGCTGGCTATAACTGTTCGTATGTTGCTATTGATCGTATTACTGCTTTCGATGAAATCCTATATATTCTAATGAATGGTACAGGAGTAGGTTTTAGTGTTGAAAGACAATACGTTCAAAATCTACCTGTTATTGCTGATGAATTTCATTCAAGTGATACTGTTATCGTTGTTGCTGACTCTCGTACTGGGTGGGCAAAATCTCTAAAGGAGTTGATAGCTAATTTATATGCAGGAATGATACCAAAGTGGGATGTGTCGAAAGTTCGACCTGCAGGTAGTGTGTTAAAGACATTTGGTGGCCGTAGTTCAGGACCAGATCCATTAGTGGATCTGTTTCACTTTTGTGTGGATAAGTTTCGTGGTGCGGCAGGTAGAAAACTTTCGTCGTTGGAATGTCATGATCTCGTTTGTAAGATTGCTGAGATTGTAGTCGTCGGAGGTGTACGTAGAAGCGCGTTGATTTCTCTTTCTAATCTTTCTGATGATAGAATGAGAGCAGCCAAGAGTGGACAATGGTGGGAAAATGAAGCACAAAGAGCATTATCGAACAACTCAGCATGTTATACAGAAAAGCCCGAAGTGGGAGTATTCCTGGCTGAATGGAAAGCACTATATGACTCCAAGTCAGGTGAACGTGGAATTTTCAACAGACAATCTGCCCAAAAGCAAGTTGAAAGATTTGGACGCCGTGATGCCAGTTACGACTTTGGAACAAATCCGTGCTCGGAAATCATCCTACGGAATGCAGAGTTCTGCAACCTTACAGAAGTGGTTGTACGACCCAATGACAGTGAGAATGACTTACACCGTAAAGTTCGTCTTGCAGCTATCCTCGGCACGTGGCAAAGTACACTAACAAACTTCAAATACATATCCAAGAGATGGAAAGATAACTGTGAAGAAGAGAGACTGCTTGGGGTCTCTTTGACAGGTATTATGGATTCAACATTAACGAACGGAAAAGATGATGGTTTGGCAGATAGGTTACAAAGGCTCAGGGATGTTGCGGTCGACGCTAATAAACAGCATGCAGAAATGCTTGGAGTTAATCAGTCTGCTGCTGTTACTTGCGTTAAGCCTAGTGGGACTGTTTCTCAGTTGGTTGATGCTGCAAGTGGCATTCATGCTCGGCATAATCCTTATTATATTCGAACGGTTAGAGCTGACAAAAAAGATCCGTTGGCTAAGGCAATGGTCGATGCCGGTTTCCCGGTAGAGGATGATATAACCAAACCTCAGCATACGTATGTTTTCTCGTTTCCAATGAAAGCTAACCCAGATAGCGTGTTTAGAACCGATATGAGCGCCATAGAACAGCTTGAGGTGTGGAAGACATACCAAGTGCACTGGTGTGAGCATAAGCCGTCAGTAACGATCTCTGTGAAGGAGAAAGAGTGGATGGAAGTAGGAGCATGGGTATATAACAATTGGGATTATATGAGTGGTGTTAGCTTCCTTCCGTTCTCAGATCATTCATACAGACAAGCTCCATATCAAGATTGTGATCAAAAGGAATACAAAGACACGGATGCTAAGATGCCTAAGGATGTTGATTGGATGGAATTGCTATCTCATTATGAATCCTCTGATATGACTGAAGGTGCTCAAGAACTTGCCTGTGTTGCAGGTGGTTGTGAAATATAAATAGGAGTAGCAAATGGCTGACCCTGTAGAAGAGTATACGTGTGAAAGCTGTTATGCAGAGTTTGCAATCGAACTGTTGCCACAGGAAGATGATGAAGAAGAATACAACGTAGAGTATTGTCCTTATTGTGGTGAGCAGTTGTTTTTGGATTGGGATGAAGATGATGGATATAGAGGAGATGATGATTTCGATTGGGACGACGAAGAAGGCCAATAACGTCGTCGGTATTGATTATAGCACCACAAGTCCTGCTATATGTGTTTCTGTGAATGATCCATATGTGGACTCATTTCAGACCTATGACATTCATTATCTAACCAACAGGAAGAAACTAATAGATGAGTATTGGAATGCACCATTTCTATTCTTTGGTCACGAGTTGCCCGCCCTGGATAGTATCGAACGGTACAAATATATCAGTAGTTGGGCTATTGATATCATTAGAAGCTATGAAGTATATGAAGTTTACATAGAAGATTATGCTTACGCGGCTACTGGTCGTGTCTTCCATATAGGTGAGAATACAGGGATTCTGAAGTACAGACTTAGCAGGATGGATATTCCTGTTTTCCCTGTAGCACCTACACAAATCAAAAAACATGCAACAGGCAAAGGTAACGCCAATAAAGATCTAATGCGTAGAGCATTCGAGGCTGAAACTAATGTTTACCTACAAGATATTATGCAGTATACTGGAAGTAATCCTATCTCTGATATCATAGATAGTTATTATGTCTGTACATATGGAGAAGAAGATGGAGGTAACACTTAAAGAAGTGATGACTGATAAGATGAATTCGTTGGAGAATCATTTTATCAGAAACGATCATCTCAAGCCAGAAATGAGATCCACAATTGAAGACCAGATGGCTTGGATAAAGAAGATGTGGAGGATCGTTAGTGATGACGATAGGGAATGGATTGAAATGGCTGATGTAGCTTTGGAGGAGCAACTGCCTTGGAAATGAAGAAGATATTGCTAGCTGATGATCAAATGGTACATGCATGCATAGGTGATATTGATTTACGTAAGCTAAAAAAGTGCCATGATATGTTAGTCAAAGAACACTCAACATGGATACCACATGGCAAGAATCCAAAGACTGTTGATAAGCTAGGTGTGTATATTATCAGAGGTCCAGAAGATCACGAGAGAGATACAAGATACAATTTTCAGAAGAACTCATTCAAACCGTGGATTGCAGTTGATTTAAACTGGTGGGAGTGGACTGAGTATATTGGACAAGACATTGGACGTCGGTTGGGTATACCAGAACACATTTTGCAAGATAGAACGGACCTACAATTCACATACAGAAATTTCAAGAGCAAGTTTGGACACAATCCTTCAGACTGGTGGCATACTGACAAACGTAAGACGTGTGTCGTAAATGTTGTCGTCAAAGGTCATGAGGATGACTATATGGAATACACAGACGTTGACTATAAGCTATGCCAAGGTGATGATAAGATATATGAGGGTATGTTTGATCCTAAGTTTGTAGAACTGTGTGAGTCTAAAATATATGCTAAGTATAGCTACACAGTACATCATGAAGGCTATCCTGTACCTACATTGCTCAACTCATTGAAGACCCATAGAGCTCATTCGTTTGGAGAGGATAGAATATTGTTTAGTCTAGCATTTGCAAAGACACCATTCTATCAGATTAAGGAGTATATGTTACATGACGCAGGATGAAGAAGAGTCCCAAAACCACCACATATGGTCTACGTATGAGATGCCAGAGAATAAACGTAAGGCTGTAATCTGGAGACACGTAAACACGTTTTGGGTTTATATGTACGAAGATAATTACATAATTGAAAAGAGACCGTGCACAGATAAGAATATTCGATGGGCAGAAGATCTAGCTGAGAACTGGGTTCACAAGTGGGGGCCTGAGTTCGGTGCGTGATGAGATAATAGAAAACTTGAGAGAGGTGTATGATCCAGAGATCAGTGTTAATGTTTTTGATCTCGGTTTGATATACGCAATTGACATTGAAGAGACTAAGGTCACTATAACACATACACTAACAAGTGCGTTCTGTCCATTTGCAGACGAGATAGTGCAGAACATTAAACAGGCTGGAATGGTACCAGGGATTACATTTGTTGTGGTCGACACAGTATTTGATCCACCATTTTCTATTGAGATGGTGCCGGAGGAAACGAGGATGATGATGGGATGGTAATGGAGCCACAGATAATAGGTGAAGGCTCAAATAGGATGATGCACTTTGATTATGAAGAGCTTCCTGTTTGTGGTGTAGGAGCAAAACGTAGACCAATAATTAACATGGACAGGTTTAGAGAGACAAAGTGGGACGATAAGTTGCACCACGAATGTCTAAGAGGCCTTGCCATGTGTGGTTCAATGAAGCAAGGTATGACTATGGGGTCGATGATTCCAGAAGAAGAAAAAGAACTTGGTCTGAAAGGCTGGACAGAGATATACAGAGACCTTGACTACTACGATTGGGATGGTGAGCACAAGAAAGATATAGACTTCATAATGGCCAATGCAGACGAGCCACGGCAAGCTCTGTACACATACTTCTATTTTGCATTCCCATGTATGATACCATGGTTCTTTGGATTGTATCTAAAGCACAATGCATTCTTCAAGAAGGATAAGACAAGTCCAGAGTGGACGCCCGAAGCACAAAAGTACTTTCCAAAGATCATTGATTATATTGAGACACTACCATTCAAGACAATCGGAAGAGTGTTGTTCTTTACCACATTCCCAGGTCAGAGGGTTCCTGTGCATAGAGATGCACACGTAGAACCTCACAGAGACCATAACATGAACCTGTTCTTCAAGGCTGGACGCAAGTCATTCATATGGGATCCTATAAACAAGGAGAAGATATATCTTGATCCGGATGCCAAGTCATATTTCTTTAATAACAGAGACTTTCATGGAGTAGATCCTGAGCCAGGATTTAGATATACACTAAGGGTTGATGGTCAGTTCACGGACGACGTTTGTAGAAGGCTCGAACTCGTCGATGGTATGACGTGGGACTACGAACCTAGAAAGGTACTCATCTCGTGATATCGATGGCAGATCAAATTCCTCTTCTGGTACTTCTGTTGCTATTGATTGCCATTGCCGCCAATCATCCTCCTCCCCGATGAATGTTTGATACATCCTTTCGAGGACCTTAAACCCAATGGTCTTATTCATTACCTTTTGTAATGCTGCTCTGCGTGTTCCTGCTTTATTAGGTACATGCTCCATAGAGACAAATCTCTTATAGCCCTTCATCATCTTATATTGATATTCAGCCATCACACCTGATGGTCTTAGGTTGTGTGGAGCAGATACAATACTTTGCCTGATATCTGGAATGTAGTACGTACGAGTTAGTAGTCGTGCATATCCTTGTGGGAACTTATGTGTCTGCACTGCACTAAATGCTACGAGCTTATCCTCATCATAACACAATGTCCATTTATGATATAAGTGTTGTTCATTTACTAGATGTTGAAACCAATCCTTATTACGATCTTCAGAGAATGTCATTCCCCATCTTATTAGATCGACAAAGTCTCTGTTAGTTTCTCTGTCTAGCTCTTTTAGCTTCCAACTCGTCATTATCTATGTCCTTTGATATCTGTATTTCTCCGAGCACTTGCTCTTTCCACGTGTAGTCAAACTCTCTGATAGACTCAACACCATTTTCTCTCCATCCAAGTTTGTATACATCATTACGTTTAATTATCTCATCGTGGTACTGTTTATAATCCATTGGCAGGTCAATCCTGGCTACAACACCATGACCATATGCGTTCTTCTTATCCTCAGGATCAAATCCATTATCAACCAGCCACTTTATAAACTCAGGTCTCTGTTCTTTAGGCATACCAGATCCAGGAGCAAACATAGTACATAGGTTCATTGTAGCTTCACCAGTGAAGTATCTTATACCACTTATGTTCTTGTGATCAATGTGGGGGTCTTCGTCGTAGAACGCTTCTACATGCCTCTTACCAAGCTGACAGTAATATGCATACAGGTGCCCCCATTCATAGTTAGGTGACCAATAATCATATGCATCGTCTGTGACATTATATCTCATGTATTGCTTCTTCTCTTTATCTGGATGCAACCAGTTGATACCATTGAATGACAACATGATCGATTGATGTAGTGTCTTCCTGTCAGAACTAATCTTTTGTAAGTCGACTGAGTTAATTATATTCTCTATCTGATGGCAGTTATTGTTTAGCACACGAATAGCATATATTGTCTCTCTGTTTGCCATCTTGAACCAGTCACTAACATCCCACACCTGACCTATCAATAGTTCAAAGTGATGGTGTAGCTGGTTCATTAAGTCTCTGTATTGATCACTCTGCAGAGCTTCTGGTGTAAAGTGTAAATCTATATGTGGATACCCTTTGTCTTTATAGAAGTTGTTTACTGTACGTATAGCCCAGTTTAACTCATCACACATTGTAGGGATATCTCTTAGACCAGGATTGTTTGTACCACCCACTGTATCAATCCAACCATTAAGGCAGTGTGACTTTTCTAGTGGGTGTAACGGACACATTGCATCCGGACCTATAAAGTTTTGCTTGAGAGCATAGAACCACTCGAGACCTAGAGGATTGTCTTCTACTTCCCACTTCACTTCTAAAGGATCCTCAACACCCTTCAGATCCCTCAACACCATTACTATTTCACGCATATTTGAATTGTATCCTCAACAGTTCACGTTTACCATTAAACTCACTACGACGATGGTGATATCTTAAATTATCCCATATAACTGTTTGTCCAGGCTCCCAGTAGTGTGTAAAGCTGTTTTTGTCTAGCAGCTCAGTGTATTTGTCTATGTCGAACCCTTTAGAATATTTAGTTATTGTTCCAGGACTGAAATACATTACAGGTAGGTTTGATAACGGATGATCAAATACTATTTTTCTCTCTTTTGGATGTCGTTTTAGATAACGGAATGAGTGCGGGTCAAAACAATATGCTAGATCATCGGGAGGGGAATACTGACCCGACATGAGACGTAGCCCATCGACTTGAGCCCTCCCAAAGACGCTGCAGGCTTCGTTGTAGACGGTGTGCATGTCCACGAAGTGTGTCGGAGTGTTTGCTTGATCGAAATTGCACTGCAAGATGGTGCCATCATAAGGACCAGGACCATAAGACCAATCTGCATGCCACGGGACGTCAGTCTCTCCAAATAGTTCCGACTCTGAAACAATTTGTATATCTTTGTGTTCGTTATATCCATGCTCCGTACGTACCTTGAGATAATGTTTATCAGCTTTCACATTACCATCAAAGATATTGGATATATCTTTTATCCATGCACCACATGGAGGCAATACAACAAACCCGTCCTTATTGAACTTCTGTCGAATTAATTTAGTATCCAAACTCGTTTTTCTTAACGTGTTCGAAGAAAGGGGCAATTTTAAAATCTTGTGTGAATCGTCCTCTGTTTTTGTTTCCTGCATCAACTACTCCATCTTCATCTACAGCCCAGTCAACAAGCCTGACATGAATTAAACCTACATCTGTATGTATGTCAAATGTATAAGAAGGTCCATCACCATGCTTCAGCAAGTTCAACCCGCTTTCGACTCTTGTGAATTCTTTTACTCCAAATTGTTTGCGGCACATATCAATCATGTCTTCCATTTGATACGTAGCACTGCCACCCATGTTTCTACCTATATCACCTACACTCTTAATACGTAGGACAGGTGTGATACGTTTCCATGGGTTTTGATCGAACCTTATCCCTACACGTTTAGCCACCTCAACGACTAACTCAGGTTGTCTCTTTAATGTAATCTCGTTGACACCTTTTGCTATAATAGTGCCTGTATTCACGGTTAATTTGCGTTTTAACACGTTCTCTAGCGCCCTTACCTTTAACCCAGCATATGAGCCACTGTCTAGCTCCTTGTAAATGATATCGTCGTCTGCTCCGTTCATACTGATAAGAAAATAGTATGCTCCAGCATCGACTAACTGGTCGAGATATTTGTTAGACGCTAGTTTGAGACCGTTGGTTGTTAATGAACAACGGTGCCCTAGTCCAATGATTGCACGTATTATATACGGTAGATTAGGATGCATAGTAGGTTCTGCACCTATCAATCTTATCCACGTACGCGTAGGCAGCTTAGAGATAGAATCTAAAAGCCTGTGAAGATCTATATCTGGTACGTCTCTATTAGGGATGTAGCAATTTGCACAATTCATATTGCACTTGTGCGTTATATCTGCTACTATACTGTGGAAGTGATTATCCTCAGGCGCCAGTTCATAGTATTCCATTCAACTTCTCTTTGAAGTACTCATAGTTAAGATGGCTCTGTTGATTCAAATTAAGAATGAATCTGAGCAGATACCTATCACCCTTGAGTCCATTATTGTCGTGCCACTTAGTGGTATTTAGGTAAAATATATCATTAGAGTAGTTCAATGTAGCATCTGGGTATGGGAAGTTACCCCACTCCAGAAACAACCTATCGGCTCTAGGATCGGCATTCCAAAACTTAACAGGAGTGAACTTGTCACCTCCTAGTACCATTTGGATCGAACATATGTCCTGATCAAAGTGAACACCAAACGCTTTGTTCTTATCTATCTTCTGCAATGACAATAGTACCTGTTGAGGTCTAATGATCTCATTGAGCTGATCAGATAGATTACTAGAGAATATCTCTTTATATCTAGCTTCCATCGATGGATGGATTGTCGTTTTACACCAACTTATGTTACCTTGATAGTTATCGTCCTCGAGGACTCTTTTTCGAGGTACCCAATCGTTGTCTTGGATTCTCATCCAAATTTCATTTCTAAGGGATTGGGGGAATACCTGAGAGGGTATCTTCAGGTAAAAGTCGGTAGCTGACATTGGATCTCCTCATAACTTTTTTCGAAATGAATACGGAAATAGTATCGTCGTTGCTTACTCTGCTCTGCGTAATGTTTTTGCTGTGCGTTCATAAGAAAAGGTAGTGTAGGGGACGTACATTCATCAATGTCCTCGAAGAACATTGGATCATCTACACCTTTGATAGGAATGTTAATCGAGCATTGCATATTATCTGTGTGTGGTGCAATCCCACAAGGCTCAGTGAAGAACAGTGAGAAGTATGACTTCTCTCTAATCCCTAGCTGCTTTAGAACGGATATCTGTTCTTTTTGTAGCGCTTTGCGGTCTGTTCTTCCCATAATATCCACCGATCTAAGATACTGCGTAACCACTCTGTGATCTTCATATGGCTCTGGCCTTTCTTGTTGAAAACCAAGAACAGGTAGTAGGGAGTCTTTGTGGCCCCATACTACCTGCCAATCTTGGGTCTGATTCTGGATGACATCGAGAATCTTCTCTTTGTCTACCTCAATCCTTAGATGTTGAAAATACAACTTGTTCCACTTTGTCAACATAATCTCCCACTCTCAGTGTTACATTGTTATTAATTGAGTTCTTGCTATCCACTCTCGGATGTGCAATGATAGATGCAAATCTATCTAATTCATAACCAAGTTCTCGAGCCTTATCTATAAATTCCAGAAACGCAGACTGCAGCTGAACTGCTTTTGCCTTTTGTGTCATGTCTATGAAATCCGTTATTAATCCGGCACACTATTTAGCTAAACAACCATCTCAATACTGCCATAATCATGATAGGAATAGCCACAGCATTGACTAACATTAGCGCTCTATCATGCCATCTGTAAGCCACAAAGAACCATCCTATCAACCCGACAAGTGTTAACGACTGGTCTATGATCTTAGGAGCTTCCTCCACTGCACGGAAGGAAACTGCAAAGATCATTATCACAGTAGCAAACCATTTGACGTACCACGTTATATCATGTCGTCCGTCATCAGGATCAACTCGAAGGGGGGTAACCTTTTCTACGACCGTCGTCGAGCTGTCGGAACTGCTCTTTGCAAGGGTCTGGGTAGTTGTATCCCCACCAAGGTCTGTGTTTGAATTGTCTACACTCATTCCATGTCCACTTCTGCTTATTAGGCTTCTTAACGATCTTGCCATCGATGATACGGCATCTTGTAGCCGTCTTAGAACGGACAACCAACGGCCTGTTCTGAACAGCAATATTAGTTTTAACTCGTTCCGATGCCCTGTCACAAGCCTCTCTTAAACTCAAATCTTCAGTCCAAAATGCATAGCCACGATCTTGATACCAACTACTACCAACCCGAGCCATGCCAGTGATAATACACTTGCCACCATTAATTTGAGGAAAGTGCTCGATCTGTTTGTCAATAACCTTGTAGTCACGGATTACAGCCTGTGTTGTCTCTGTGTATACCTGATCAATATCACAATCAGATCCTATTGCAACTTCAGTTGCTGTGCATATTCCTGCAATGATGGGCAGAGCACACCAAATGTTACGCATAGGTCATTCCTCTTGTTGGAGAAATCATAACGGCTATCGTCTTCGATTTCTAGCCTCATACGACCGATAGCCAGCCGTTGCTCAACGCTATACTCAGCAGTAGGTTTCCATGGACCATAGACGTCTAGGAGGTCCTGCTTAGTAGCATGATCCTCCGATAGAGTCTTCAACGATGATCCAATACTAAGTCCACCGACGATTAACGAGAAAGGTTCTAGCGCCTGAGCTGATCTTACATAGCTACAGGACGCTATAACCAATACTAACGCAATGACCCATTTCATTGCGTTGTGACCTTAGGAACAGGAACTGCTTGCATTACTTGCTTGTGCTCGTCATCCTTGACGTCTTTAACGACACTATCAAGCTCTTTGAAAGCGTTGGTAGCATTAATCTTAGACAGCAATGCACGGTCACGGCTCAGACGATTACGAAGAATCTTACGAGCTGCTGCATCACTATATGCAAGAAGGACGTACACACGATACTGAGTTCCGTTAGGAACGATCGACAGCTTATCCTGGTGATATCCACCAAGATCTGCATCAACAACGAGGTTTCTCGTAGCTTGGTTTAGCTCAGACATTACGGAAGCGTCCATCCCATCATCACCAATCTTGCTGATGAAAGTCTTTGTCTGAGAACGAACACGGCTGTTAATCCTGTCAGCCAGAGTACGTTTTGCACCGACAGTAGCTATATCGATAGCCAGCTGAAGGTTAGGAAGGGATGCACTGCCAACGGCATAGATAACATCATCTTCCTTAGGAGGAGCCAAGAACCAGTCAGGAACATTAGATACCTGATGTTCAACCTCGGCGGTCTTGTACTTGAATGTTCCGACGTCCTTTTCCACCTTCAGAGCGGTTGGAGTCGTGGCGCTGCATGCAGATAATGCTATGGCAGAAGCGCCAACAAGAAGTAAGTTTCTCATATTTGCTGACCTTTCTTAGAGTCCAGAACTGGAGAAAGGGATTTACTAACAGGCTTAGGTAGTGTCTTAGCCGTCTTTTCATCTTCCTTTTTCTCCATAAGTTTGTCACCCATCTTCATGATATCAGCACCAACACCTTTGACAGTATTACCACATCCACCAAGACCGATGACGATTACTACAGCAAAAGCACATGCTGCAATAAGTTTGACATAATCACTATTTCGTAACATCATTATCACCTATATTCTGCAGAGTCGACACAAGGAAGTCTCTGACACCAGACTCTACGAAAGTATCCGAGACATATGTAATGGTATCAGGAAATGCAATAATGCATGCAATACCAAGACAGAATCCAATAATTAACTTCATCAAAACACCCTACGACCGACGCACCCGATCTCCTCTAGTTTGATCTCGTATCCGTCTTTGATCAGCTCCATAGCTTTATCGACGCCACGAGATTCGATAAGTCCGCCCCACGATGTTACGAACTGCGTACATTTCTCCGCTGTCTCAAACCTTTTTGCCATCACATGAAACTGTTCATCCATGGCTACCCCGTCCGGATCTGTCACAGTAAACGCCAAGAACAGCACGATAACCTTATCCATCGAGCCGCTCCTTCCAGTACTTTTTGTACAGTTTCTTCCTGAATGACACATCATTCCACTGAGACATTTCATCATATGACAGAGAGTTCCACACATCATCTGCCACATCGTGTTCGAATTCCGTCATTGGCACATAGTTAAATGTGCCGTGCAATGACTTAAAAGGATCTGCACCGATGAATAACTTATTCGACGTACTCATCATCTTCCTCCATCAGTGCAACAAGCTCATCTCTGTCCCAACCAAGGAACATCATATGCTTGATGAACGTCTCTGGGGAGTACCTGCCATATTCATACATTTGGATATGGTACTCATTCTTTCTGTCCCAGAACTCTCGTGCAAGATCCTGAGGTGTTTCGACAGTTTCTACCAGTTGCATTTAGCTTCTCCTTAGTTCGGTTACGTCAGCTTCTTCTTTCCAGAACTGTGCATCACCCTTACGTAACTGTGCAAGTTTGACTACAACTCTCAAAGAAAGCTCCTTCATCCGCTCATAGTTCGTATTAATATACTCTATGATGTCGGCCTTTTCGTCAACAGCAAGGCCCAACATGTCCAGCATACCAGCATCAATCACCTGATGGATACGCACCAAGTAGTCCCGACGAGTCCGCATAGCCAAGTCGATGTACACACTACGTGACATCATAGCTTTCGTATGAGGCTCAAGACGCTTAGATACGTTCTCAAAGTCCGTATTAGTGATAAAGATCACCGTACCCTCAAACTCAAACGTAGAAGGGATCACACCAGTCTCATCCTCAGGATAGATAGGCTTATCACTAATGTACGACACGTTACGTACATCCGTAGTGTCACAGATAGCCTTCAAGATAGACAGGGAAGTCTCATCAAATAACACTGAGTCACAGTCATCAAACACGACAACATCACCATTATGACGATAGCTGTACAGAGTCTTGATCAGTCCGATCTTAGTAGCATACCCAGATACGAACTTATAACGGCAGTCTGCATTGTCCAGAGCAGCCTTTACACCGAAAGACTTGCCTACACCAGCAGGACCATACACGATCAATGACGAGATGTCTCCGTTGATGCACTTGTGCGTAACACGCTCTAGTACACTGAACCGCTTGTCCAGCTTTGCACGAATCTCGTCGTCACTGATGTAGTAGTCGACGAACTCCTCTGACGAACTAGGATCGAATGCACTACGGCCCTTCGAATCGTTCGAAGTGTAGTATACGTTACCATTCTTTGAAATTTTCTTAGCCATTACTAACCTCTCTCTCACTTATATGTCTGACCCGTTCTGACTTTATTCTGAATCTATTCTGACCTAGTCTGAAATAGTCCTGAAAATATGGTTCGGTGGTCTGACTCTTTCACTATCTTACTATCTCTCATCTCTCTCACTTGGTCAACGAAGGGGGTGAGGAGGTGGGGTGAGAGAGAGCCCCCACCTCCTCTGCATCACGAGCGCTTCAAGAAATCAGGGATTTCGAGCAAATCATCATGATGCTTACCGAGTGCAGCCTCGACTGGGACCCTGCCTTGGGCCTTATCGATGGCTGTGTTAACATATGCACGCAGCTCCGGATCGTTCTGCAGAGCCTTGGCAATGATTGCATTGCTGTTGGCATGAGCAGCTGCCAGCTCTCGTTCTGTATCCACTCCGAACTCTTTCACTGGCTCGTTCTGACTTTGTTCTGACTCAGTTATGAACTTGTGAAGCGCTTTCTCGATGTCTTGCTTCTGACTGCACTCCTTCATCTCTTTCGGGATGATCCGGCCCTTGCGGTTGCTGAGCACTTTGAAATTGATGTTCTTCGGCAAGTGAACGAACCGGCCACGCTGTCCGGACTTCGTCCGGCCATCGAACTCAAAGGTTCCGGATGTGCGGGGACCTTCGGTGGTTGTGATCTTGATGTTGTATACTTTGGTCATCGATTTCTCTCTGTAATCTCTCACTCTCTTATCATCCATCATCCCGGTGACTCGGTCAACAGGGTGATAGATGAGAAGAGGGTTTAACCCCTCAGCTCACCTATGTGGATCCTCATCGAGCAGATCGTCTCCAGGTAACGCTGTGCCGAGTCCCAGTTATCGAAGAACCGCTGCTGGTCATAATCGACAATCTCACGTTCCTGGTCTTCAACGAACGATGCATAAGCAGCCGAACCACATAGAGCATGGTCGACAACGATCGTTCCGATCCGGTCAGGGTCACTGTGGTTGGTCGAATGGAAGACCTGGTAGTCACCGTCTTCGTGGGTCAGTTTGAATTCCATCATGTCAAATCTCCTTCTCTCTCTTGACCCTCTTATCATCCTATAGCCGCGGCTCTTAGTAAACAGGGCAAAAGTCCTTTAGAATCAAGCAGTTACCCGTAACCCCTTGATCCTGAAGGATTTTTTATTTTAAATTATTTTAAATTTTTAACCCCCTCCCACATTAATATTCCAATATTCATAATTCTTACTCACCCAAAACTCATAACCTAACTCTTCACTACTATACTTCACCACTTCTTCATCTACACTATCCACTTTCACCCCCTCTATAACTATACAATCATCATCCAACAAAAACCTCCAAACACCACTCTCCTCTACTACATCATTAACACCAACCATCCACTCATCCATCTCACTCAATTTCATCTCAATCATATTCAACTCTCTCTCTTTTTTCATCATATCTAATCTTACCACACTATCCACTTCAACACAATACCTAATTTACCCCCTCACTCTATAATAATCATATCCATATTCTTCAAACTCACAAACATTCACAACACCATCATCTAACTCTACATAACACCAATCTTCCATTTCTTCTCTCTCTTCTTCATCCTTACAACTATCCAACATCTCTTCAACACTCTTTACTTCAAACACACCATCAACTACTTCAACTTTACTTACACCCTCTATTTCACCTCTACTACCAACTTCAATTTTATACACACCACTTTCAAATACTTCACCTTCAAACCAATCACTAATATCCCAACCAATAATCTTCAACAACTCATCAACACTAACTTCTTTCAACTCACTCATTTCATATTTTAACATTCTAATTCTCTCTTTATTTTCACTATATTAACCATACCACATCTTCAAACTCAACTCAACAACTTTTTTATTTCACATTACTCCATAACTCCACAATAATACTTCAAACCACACAACAACATCATTTACTATACTCATTATAACACCTCCTTTACTTCATCTAAACTACTATACACATCACATTCACACAAACTACCACCAAAATCAAAACTCATCAATACATACACATCTTTATAACTATACACTAACACTCCACTATCATCACCCTCCTCATTACTTACATCTTCAATTACTAACACACCATTCTCAAAAACATCTTCTTCATTTACTTCAATTTCAAAAACTTCATTTACATTTTTCATTTTCATTTCTCTCATTTAATTTTTTACTATAATTATTATATTATATAATTTAATTTAACACAACATTTATTTTTTTCAAAAACCCTGTAAAATCAAGTAGTTAAAAAAAACTTTAAATTAATTTCTCCTGTAATATCAATGAGTTAACCCTTTGACCCGGGTCAACTTCCTGTAATATCAAGGGGTTAGCGGGGGGGTCGTTTTTGACCAACTGTGTTGACCGGTAGCCGGGGCTATAGGATGATAAGGGGGTCAAGAGAGAGAAAGGATTTGATATGCATAAGCACGAAGCAAATATTGGTGATGTGGTCCGCAGCTGGGATTTCAAGCCGATGGAAGACCGCGGTGATTGTTTCATCGAGGGTATCGTCGTCGGCAAGGATGACATGCTGTTTGAGATCGTCGTCCAGAAGCGTGTGTTTGACGGAGAAGTTGTTGAGG